TCATAACCTTTTATTTTTAGAGTGTTCTTCCTTTTCCAGTAACATGGCACGCAGCACGTCCGAACGGCGGTAGTAAATCTTTCCCTTGTCGCGGTGAAAGGGCAGCGTGCCGTCATTTCGACGTCTCAAAAGTGTCCTGTCGGACATCTTAGTCAGCAGGCGGACTCCTTTTGAATCCAGAATCTCGCTGTCCGGCAGGTTTTCAATATTGGGTGAAAGCAACTGCTCAATCCTATTCACTTTGGCAAGGATGGTACTTAACATATGGGTAACTCCGACACCTGGTACGACTTTTCTGTTATTCATATTGACCTTGTTTTTATCGTTTATGGTGCAATATTACAAAGTTATTATGGGGCCATTGGTTACTCAACCGTTGAGCAATCGACAAAAAGGCACAAAAATAGCCAGAGGGTAATTCCAGCTATTCCAATGGGAAGAAATTCATGCATCGATATAAGTCAAGATGCTAATATCCAATATTATACACAAAATATATCTGAATAAATTTGGCTATATTGCAACTATTATCTATATTTGTACATAGTTATTTGAAATTATGCAAAGCAGTGTAACTGAAAGCAAGACTTTTGCAACCAAATCGTTACCTATATCTTTGAATACTTCTATAAATAAATAAAATTCAAGAAGTTACATTAAAATACTTTGTTTCGCTATAGAAAAACTTTAGTTCTTGCTGGGAGAAACTTTAGTTTCATGCTGTAGAAACTAAAGTTTCTTCAGCAAAAAACTCCTGAGTCTTCCTATTGGAAATAAATAGACAAATAAAAGAAAAAGATCATATATTATATGTAAGGGGCAAAGAGATAGGCGGGAAATCCGATGGGAAATGGAAGCGTCAACAAACTTCCGCACGCAAATGTAAGCATTTGCTGGATATAAATGGTAAAGAATAGTTGTAAAACATGTAAAAATCTTTAACGCTATTCGTGCTTGCAAAGTAGAAATAGCATATATTTGCAGCATTGCAAAGTTGAGATAGCAATATAACAGTTGAAATCAACAAAACTAGAATCTAAATTCAATACTGTCGAATATGGAAAGAAAAAGAGTTTACACGTTCGGAAATGGAAAAGCCGAAGGTAAGGCAGATATGAGAAATCTGCTGGGTGGTAAAGGCGCTAACCTTGCCGAGATGAATCTGATTGGTGTACCGGTTCCTCCGGGATTCACGATTACAACAGAAGTTTGTATAGAGTATTACGAGTTAGGCAAAGATAAAGTCGTAGAGTTGCTGAAAGCGGATGTTGAGAAGGCGATCGCTAATATCGAAACGTTAATGAACTCTAAGTTCGGTGATGTTGCCAATCCTCTGTTAGTTTCAGTTCGCTCCGGTGCCCGTGCGTCCATGCCGGGTATGATGGATACGATATTGAACCTTGGCTTGAACGACGAGGTAGTGGAAGGATTGTCTCGTAAGACGGGCAACGCTCGTTTCGCTTGGGACTCCTATCGTCGTTTTGTTCAAATGTACGGAGATGTCGTATTAGGCATGAAACCGACAAGCAAAGAGGATATCGATCCGTTTGAGGCGATCATCGAGGAAGTAAAGAAAGCGAAAGGCGTTAAGTTAGATAACGAGCTTGACGTTGAAGACTTGAAAACATTGGTCTCTAAATTTAAGGCAGCCGTTAAGGCCCAGACCGGACAGGATTTCCCGACTTGCGCTTATGAGCAATTGTGGGGCGCTATCTGTGCCGTGTTCAATAGCTGGATGAATGAGCGTGCTATCCTGTATCGTAAGATGGAAGGTATTCCAGACGAGTGGGGAACGGCGGTTAGCGTACAAGCCATGGTATTCGGTAATATGGGCGATACTTCCGCTACAGGCGTTTGTTTCTCTCGTGACGCGGGTAATGGTGAGGACTTGTTTAATGGCGAGTACTTGATTAACGCTCAAGGTGAGGATGTTGTAGCCGGTATCCGTACCCCGCAACAGATCACGAAGATCGGTTCACAACGTTGGGCTGAACGTGCCGGAATCTCAGAAGAAGAACGTATCGCTAAATATCCGTCCATGGAAGAAGCCATGCCGGAAATCTATAAGCAATTAGACGCTATCCAAGAGAAATTGGAAGATCATTATCGGGATATGCAAGATATGGAATTTACCGTACAAGAGGGTAAACTTTGGTTCTTGCAAACCCGTAACGGTAAACGTACCGGTGCCGCTATGGTGAAAATCGCAATCGACTTATTGCATCAAGGTATGATCGATGAGAAAACAGCGTTGAACCGTATCGAGCCGAATAAATTAGATGAGTTGCTTCACCCTGTATTCGATAAAAAAGCCGAGAAACTGGCGAAAGTGTGGGTAAAAGGTTTGCCGGCTTCACCGGGTGCCGCTACTGGACAGATCGTATTCTTCGCTGATGATGCCGCTAAATGGCATGCCGATGGCAAAAAGGTTGTCATGGTCCGTATCGAGACTTCTCCGGAAGACTTGGCCGGTATGGCTGTCGCCGAAGGTATCCTTACCGCTCGTGGAGGTATGACATCTCATGCCGCTGTTGTAGCTCGTGGTATGGGGAAGTGCTGCGTATCCGGTGCTGGTGCCTTGAACATCGATTATAAGAATAAGACTGTAGACGTTGATGGCGTGACTTTGAAAGAAGGTGATTATATCTCTATCAATGGTACGACCGGAGAAGTCTATGTCGGGCAGGTTGAGACAAAAGCCGCTGAGTTATCGGGTGATTTCGAGGAGTTAATGGCTTTAGCCGATAAATATACAAAATTGCAAGTTCGTACAAACGCTGATACGCCTCACGACGCTTCGATCGCTCGTAGCTTCGGTGCCGTTGGTATTGGCCTTTGCCGTACGGAGCATATGTTCTTCGAGGGTGAGAAGATCAAAGCTATGCGTGAGATGATCTTGGCCGAGGACGCTGAAGGTCGTAAGAAAGCGTTGGCGAAGATCCTTCCTTATCAGAAAGAGGACTTTAAGGGTATCTTCAAGGCTATGGCCGGATGTCCTGTTACCGTTCGTTTGCTCGATCCTCCTTTGCATGAGTTCGTTCCTCACGATTTGAAAGGTCAAGAGGAAATGGCTGAGACTATGGGCGTGTCCGTTAAGGAGATCCAAAAACGTGTGGAATCTCTTTGCGAGCATAACCCGATGTTGGGTCACCGTGGTTGCCGTCTAGGTAATACATATCCGGAAATTACGGAAATGCAGACTCGGGCCATTTTAGGTGCCGCTTTGGATTTGAAGAAAGAAGGTATTGAGGCTAAACCGGAAATCATGGTACCATTAACAGGTATCTTATATGAATTCAAGGAACAAGAGAAGGTGATCCGTACCGCGGCCGAAGAGCTATTCAAGGAAGTTGGCGATCGTATCGAATTCAAGGTAGGTACGATGATCGAGATTCCTCGTGCGGCATTGACAGCGGATCGTATCGCTTCCAGCGCTGAATTCTTCTCATTCGGAACGAATGACTTGACTCAGATGACATTTGGTTACTCTCGTGACGATATCGCTTCCTTCTTACCGGTTTACTTAGAGAAGAAGATTTTGAAGGTCGATCCGTTCCAAGTACTAGACCAAAATGGTGTAGGACAGCTGGTTCGTATGGCAACTGAGAAAGGTCGTGCCATCCGTCCGGATTTGAAATGTGGTATTTGCGGCGAGCATGGTGGTGAGCCTTCTTCCGTTAAGTTCTGCCATAAAGTTGGCTTGAATTACGTATCATGTTCACCTTTTAGAGTGCCCATCGCTCGTATCGCGGCGGCGCAAGCAGCTATAGAAGGATAGGCTGTTAAAAACTGCAAGTCTTAAATATCAATATATAAGGCTGATAGACGGGTTGAGTCTTGTTTATTAGCCTTATATTTTTATGTCATTATTAGCGTAAAATGATCTGAATGATATGTGATGTTTACACTTTGTTTGCTATATTTGCACATGGCGTTTACACCGTGTTTACACCATAAATTTAATGTATAAAGTGTTGATATATGGCAACTTTTAAGATTTGTGTTAGAAAGCAGCGTTCTGATGGCTTCTATCCTGTTTACATCAGAGTAACCCATAACCGTAAATCCTCTTATATAAAAATGGATAAAATGGTTGATAAAAAAGGGTTGACTCGCACGGGGGAGGTGAAAGATCCTTTTGTCGTATCCTTCTGTTCAGATGTAATCATGCGATATGTGGAGAGAGCAAACAAAGAGGATATATCGCAATGGGATGTAAAAACCCTAGTGGAATATCTGGAAAAAGCGGATGAGGATATCTGTTTTTCTGATTATGCGAGAAAGTATAAACGGGAAATGGAAACAGTTAGAGGCATGGCCCGTAACGCCAAGAATTATGAGTTGGCCTATTGTCATCTTGAGAGATTTGCGGGAACTAGCAAGTTGATGTTTTCCCGGTTTACCACGAAATTCATAAATGACTGGATAAAAACCTTATTACCAACGGCAAGGGCGAAAGAAATGTATCCTGTTAATGTTCGCCAGATTTTTAAAGCTGCAATAAATGAGTTCAACGATTACGATAGGGGCATAATCAGGATCAAGACTAATCCTTGGCTAAAGGTAAAAATCCCCAATGCGGACACCCCCGATCACAGGGCCTTGGATGCGGACTTCGTTCGTGAGTTTTTCGCGACACCCATACCTCCGACAAAGATGATATTATCACTTCCAGAGTTGGCTAGGGATGTAGCCTTGATGGTCTTTTGCTTGGCAGGAATTAATACCGTAGACCTTTTTAGGGCAAAGAAGTCCAATTTGAAAGGCTGGACATTCTGTTATAATAGGGCTAAGACCCAAAAATTCAGAAGGGATAAGGCGTATATGGAGATTATTGTTCCGGATATTCTCCGTCCTGTCATGGAAAAATACTTTACACCGGATGATGATGAGTTTTTGTTTAATTTCCATAAGACCTATCGTGATGACGATTCTTTCAACGCAAATATGAACTCTGGATTGAAACGTATTTGCAAACATGGCGGTCTCAATGCTATATGTATGTATAATTTCCGGCATTCATGGGGAACCATAGCGAGAAACGATATAAAAGCCTCAATGTATGACGTGGCTTTCTGCATGAATCATTCAAGCGCTCATAAGACTACAGAGATATATGTAAGACCGGATTACTCTATAGTCTCTGAGATAAACAATAAGGTTATTGATTTTGTATTTAACCAAAAAAAGGAAGAAATGGTATATGAGGATCCTGTGAAATATTACCCTGATGATCAGATGAAAATATCTTTTAGACAGATGATTAAAGGCAGTGTCATATATCAAGGCAAGGAGATATTCTCATTTACGGATATAGGATATAATAACATTGACGAAATAATAAAAAAGCTAGCGGGGCATGTCCCGTCGTTTGTTCCAGATGGAGCCAAGGTTGATTTTAGGATAGACAATTTAGATAAAGGCGAATACCGGATATTTATGAGACAAAAAGGAAAAGGCTTTTGATACTTATAAGACAAATAGACCAATAAAAAACGCCCGTGTCAGAAAAAACACGGGCGTTATACTTTTAGTATGCGACAAATAGGACTATTTTGTTCTTTCGACCAAAATCTTTGAAATTCGAACTTGCAGTTGCTGCAACTCGATATTATTCAGTTCTTCCAAATCAATGTTCGCTATTTTTACTTTCCGATTTTCGTCAAAGGAATTTTTCTTCTCCTCAAGAAGAGCGGTTGCTAACTCATCTATTTGATCTTTGATTTTCTCTCCTTTTAACTTGTAATCCGTTGTTCTTGCCATGATATTAGTTATTTAGTTAAACACTATACAAATTTAGGGAATATCCACGATGCAATGATTGTCATTCCTTATTTTCTTTCTCTTTCTCCTCCAGTACCTTTTTAAGCTGATATAGGCTCAAAATATCATACTCGAATGTGGGATTTTCCCAGTTTCTTCGGACAGAGTTTGTCTGTACAGCAATGAATTTATGGAGGTCAAATATGTATTGACACGGGCTTAGTCTGATTTCGTTAAATGTGATCTCGTAGTTGTCGAACCACTCCAAAAGTTGTTTTAGTTCCTCGTTCATGGTATTATATAATAAAATTTGTTCCCGCGAATATACCAATAATGCCTATATGACCGGACCTAACTATGTACGAATGATTCGTAGATGATAGAAAACAGTATAGAATAGTTGATTTTTTGGTGTCCGATGGGAGATAATGATCAAAGTAACAAACACGAGTCACTTTATTTATCTCTTTTGCGAGAAAACAGTAGATTATGATCGGAGCGATAGTTGGAGCCGCCAGTTCCTTGGCGAGTGGCATTGCCGGGGGAATAAAGGCAAGGAAGGCGGCTAGAAAAGCGAACGCCGTGTTGGATAAACAGGCAAAGGAGAATGAGGATTGGTTTAACCGTAGGTATAACGAGGATTATACCCAAAGCGCGGAGGCGCAAGCCGCCTTGACCAAGGCTAGGGAATTAGCGGATGAGCAGTACCGTAAGGCCTCCGGTACCGCCGCGGTCGTAGGAGCTACTGATGAGTCCGTAGCGCAGGCCAAGAAAGCGGCGGGCGAGGTGATATCCGATACCGCCAGTGGTATAGCCACTAACGCTACCGCACGGAAGGATGCTGTGGAATCCCAATATCTCAACACCAAGAATAATATCAGTAACCAAAGGCTGTCTATCTATAATCAACAGGCGGCAAACGCCACGCAAGCGGCTAATCAAGGATTACAGGCAGGGATGGGCCTCGTTGGGGCTGATGCGCAAGCCCATCTTGACAAGGGTAAGGGATTATTCGAGTCTATATTCAAAAGTAAACAACAATGACATTAGAGGAAAGATATAATAGGAAAAGGACTCCGGTCGTTCAAAGGCCGGAATTGTCCACTACGCCATTGGTTGAGCCGGAGGTTGCCGGAAGCCAGAACCCTATAGCTCCAACCGTGGATAATACGGATGAGACCGCTCCGCAAGCGAGCGTTGTCGAGCCTCAAATGAACGATTACCAATGGAACCAAAGGTTATATGAGACGCTTTTTCAAAAGCCGATAAGCCAAGAGGAGGAGGAGAGAAGAAAACGGGCCGCTTCCGTAGCTACTGGAATCGGGCATCTAGGCAATGTGTTGTCTTCCTTCTCCAATTTGGCATTCGCGGGAGAGGCACCTTCGCAGAAACTACCCACCGTAGCTGATCCTAAACTACAATCCTATTCTGACAGGTTGGAGGCTATCAGGCAAAGATACGGGGCCGGGTATCTGGCCGCAAGGCAAAACGACATCAATAATTATCAAAGGGCATTGCAGCTTTATAGACAGGATCAAGCGAGAAAAGCCCAGAATGATTTGGCAAAAGCCAAGATCGCGCAAAGTGCCGCTCAATTCGCAATAAAGAATGACAGGGAGGAGCGGAAGATGAAACAGGATGCCGCATATAAAGAGAGAGAGTTGGGTATAAGGCAATCCAATCTCCGTAGTCTTGAGCAATATCGTACCGCTAAAGCTAATGGCTCTGGGGCGGATAAGTCTATTGACATCATCGGCAGAAACGGTAAACGTTTCACTTTGTCCGGTAAGGATAAAGATGGGGTTATCGCTTATATGTATAAGAGGATGTTGGAGTATGCGGAAGATCATCCAAAAGAGAATAAGAGTATATCGGATATATCGTGGCAGTTTGGTGAAGGTGGAGACCAAAAGACCAAACAAGCCGCTATTGTCATGAGTAATATTCAGAATTTCCCGGAATTATACGATGAGTTTGATCAGATAATTGGATCGGGAGGTTCTTCTACTAGTACTAACAAGAAAAGTATAGGTTGGGATAATAATTCGAGTTCTAAAAATGTAGGTTGGTAAAATTATGGAAGTGAACAATACCAGAAAATTATATGACGCTTTAAAAAGCGATGGATATACTGATTTGGGCGATTTTTCCTCTTTTGAGGGGAAATTGAAAGACTCAGGTAAGCGTGAAATGCTTTATGATGTCTTGAAAAAAGATGGATGGCAAGATTTAGGAGATTTCTCCCAATTCGAGAGTAAATTAGGCTATGCTCCAATTAATAACGAGAATATTAAAGAGACAGACTATGTTTCCCAATCAAGTGTTAATCCTCCTCCTATATCCCTAAGACAAGAGGTTGATATTCCCAAATCAGATCAATCCGAGTATGTTAATCCATGGGATAATTCTGCCGATTATAATTTTGAGTCCTTGCGTAAAAAAGGAAAGATTGAGACCGCTACTCCTCCACCTCCTACGGAGTATGAGAAGGATTCTTCTTTCATGAATACTTGGGTAGGAGACGCTATACAGAAACTTAACGCAGGAGGAGCCGATCTTGGTGCCGGTATATTTGGGGTCTTGGATAAGGCGGCTAAAGGGTTGGAATCCGCAACGGGAGGACTGATCCCACGTGGCGGGGCATTCAAGGATATCTCAGATATATTTAAGGCTGATGCGGAGTTTTCCCGGGCAAGGTCAAACAGATACAATGGCAAGGATTTCACCGATCTTTGGAAAGAAGGGAATTATATGGGTGCCATAGGTGATATAGCCTTGCAAGGCGTAGAGTCGCTTCCGATGTCAATCGGGGCCATGGCCGCTACAATGGCCGGAGCTCCAGCGGCCGGACTCGCAGGTATAGGGTCAATAGTGGCTAGCCAGAAATATGATGATCTTGACCAGAATAACCCAAACATGGGAGAGTTCGCAAAGGTATCTAACGCTATTCTTACAGGTACGGCAGAATCCTTGTCTGAGATGCTGGGCGCTGGCGTATCCAAGGCTTGGATGTCAACCTTATTCAAGACGTTAGGAAAGGAAAAGGCGCAAGAGGCTATCAAGCGTGGCATAATGGGTAAGATGCAAGAGTTCTATAAAAAATTCGGTATGTTTTTCGAGCCTGTAAATGAAGGTATCGAAGAGGTATCTTCCACGCTAGCGGAGAATATAACGGATAAGATAACAGGCGCGGATCCGGAAAGGGATTTGACCGATGGTGTATTGCAGAGCTTTGTCTATGGTATGGGAGGCGGCGCTTATTTCACCGGGGCCGGAGCGTTGGCTAAAGGCGCGCAATACGTAGCGGATAAAATAGAAGGCAAACAGGCTCAGCAGCCTATCACCGATTCAAATGTAACAGATCAAGGCGTTGAAACTCCTCCTCTATTAACTAAGTCTAGGTTTGCCGAGGCAGAGGAGCAAGGACGCAATATGACTGATCCGGGCGATATACGGACGGCGAGCAAAAAGATGGAAGAGACAAGGCTTTCCCTATCTGGAATGGTTCCGGGTTTGGTTAGTACGATAGAAAGCTATGTGGATGATGGAGCTAGCGAGGCCCAAGTGATGAGCCTTCTTGATGGGGTTAATGCGGATGCCCGTCCGTTAGCCGAGGATTTCTACGCTGATTATCTCAGGATATCCGGTTTGCAGGATCGTATAGGAGAGGAAATAGACAATGAGGTTGAAACTTACGTTGCCAATAATATTACTCCTTATGTTACCACGAATCCTGATGGTCAGTCTATCGTTACCACGGCTACGCTTAGCGAGGGAAATGAGGAAAGACCTGTGTACGTTAGGAGTATCGAGGGAGATAAAGCCGTTATTTCCGATAACGGACAGGATCGGATGGTCTCGGTGAAAAGGTTGAGCGATATAGTAGAGCAAGATGCCGGTCATATGAGACGAACCTATGAGGATCAATTATTGGCTACCCGCCAGTCCGAGCTTGACATGACCATGCATCATAATCCCAAGACGCAATTACCAAAGCCGGGGTTGATCGTATGGAACGGGGATAATGCGTTTATCCTTCAAGGACAAGATGAGAACGGTGATTGGATCGCTCAACCTGCGGCTTATGATAGAGAAACCGGGCAGGTGACAGCCAAGAATGGCTCTTCTCCAGCAATGCCTATAACAGAGAATGAGATTCTTGATCTTCAAGATGCCATATATGACGCTCAACAAGTTAATGTGGTGTCGCCAGAGGATGATAATGTTGCAAGTGCTGATGCCGAGATAACCTCTGCACCTCCCGTGGAAGATGCGATCAACCAGCCAACGAGTGAGATTGAGACGGAAGGTGCCATTGATCAGATAGCACAACCTAGCAATGTAGAGAATCCTTCCATGGTCATGCGAGAAGATGGTACACCCGATTTCGTATCATCAGGAACGGATATGGCCTTGGATTTCCTCTATGATAAATATGGCGATAAGATGCCAAGGAAGATCGAGGTGACGAGAAAGTCTTTCGATGAAAGCCTTAAAAAAGCGTCTGATGCCTTGGAAAAGGCGCAAGAGGCATACGATGATGCCCCTATCGGAAAAGAGGATAAGCCTGAGGCCGCATTGATAAAAGCCCGACAAGAATATGAGGCGATCAAGGTCGAGGCTGATTTCTGGGCTAATCTTGATGATGATATCAAGGAGGCCAGCAAGAAGCCGGGTGATGTCATAGCGAAGGAGATCTCCGTGATAGGTGATCCTATGAGCGGAGAGGAGCTTGCGGCCATGATGCTGGCTAATGGGGCGATCAAATTGACACGTGACAGTTACAAGAAAGAGACCGGTGCCGGGAATAATGAGACAGCGAGGATGTTCGGACTGTTCGCCTCTCCGGAGAAAGGCGGTGTTAATATAGAGAGGGCGGGTGAGATATTGGAGCTTGCCGATAGGGAGAATGGCACTAACTTCTTCGATGAGAACGATACGAACGCCGGAAGGGACGCTATCATAGAGGTCTTGTCTTCCGCTCATACACGTGGAGACTTGATCGATTATGTCAAGAGGAACCGTGAGGCGATCGCTGAGCGTGAGAGACAGGCCGAGTACAACGCTTACGCTGAGTGGTGCGAGGAGAATTATCATATGTCCCCGGAAGAATACGAGGCGTATGAGGAAAGCATGGTACGTGATTTCTCGGAGAAACAATTGACTGATGAGGAGCGAGGCGAGCTTGATTCGCAAATCGTGGATGAAATACAGGCCATAATTGACGAACAAAATGAAATAGACGCTATCTTAGCGCAAAATAAACCGATAGAAAATGAAAACATTGAAGGAAATGACGAAAGCGGAGGCGATGGCTTACGCGAGGGAGGCGGCGAGGTACTGCCAAGAGAACAACTTGATCAGACCGGGGGAACTGGAGAGGTTGAGGGAAGAGAATCGGCTGGCCCCGACATTGATCGCACGGATGGAGCTACACAAGAAGGCTCATCAAGGGGACTAGTTCCTTTTGTCGCTCCTTCTCCAAAGGAGAATGAGACCCCATTGGACTATGCCGAGCGCATAGTTGAGGCTAAGAGATTGCACGAAGAGGAGCTAAAGGTTGATACCAATCCAACCGAGGCGCAGAAAGAGGCCGGCAATTACAAGAAAGGCCATATAAAGATAAACGGTTTTGATGTCACCATAGAGCAGCCCGCCGGTTCCGTCCGTTCCGGTAAGGACGCTAGCGGAAAGGAGTGGTCGCAGGTCATGAATAACACTTACGGTTACATTCGAGGTACTGAAAGTGTGGATGGTGATCATATAGACGTATTCCTAGGTCCGGATATGAATAGTGACATGGTGTATGTCGTGGATCAGGTGAATACTGATGGCTCATTCGATGAGCATAAGGTTATGATGGGATTCCCTTCCTTGGAAGACGCTAGGTCCGCTTACTTGTCAAACTATGAGGAGGGTTGGCAAGGGTTAGGCAACATTACCGGGGTCACGTTGGATGGGTTCAAGAAATGGATTGATTCCTCGACTCGCAAAACAAAGCCCTTCTATGAGTATAAGGGAATTAAACAGGAGGAAAGCGATATTTCTAAAAATAATGATTCTGATAATTATAGCATTGTTTCCTCCCAATATACTACCAAGAAAGGAAAAGTTCTTGATATGTGGCTATTGAAGTTCGGTAATGAATTATCGAAGGAACAGCAACGTGCCGCCAAAGAGCTAGCCAAGGCTGAAAAGGGTTGGTATGACAGGGAACAGCGAGGTTTCATGATGCGTAGCGATGAAAGCGCAAGGCGGTTGGCTGATACCATTCTTGGCGATACCGATGCCGTAAGCGATGCGCAACCTATTTCTCTTGAAGACACACGCAGGGTCGTAGAGCCTCAAAAGGTAAATGTAGAAAACCTTATTGGTGATATCAACGATAAGGGCAAAGCCAAATTGAGCGATCGTACCGTTACCCCTAGCGGTAACCGCCTTGTTACCGATGAACGGTATGCGGAACTCCGTGAGCGCATGCGCAAGAAACTAGGCGGTCAAATGAATATGGGTGTTGATCCTGAGATATTGGCGATAGGTACTGAAATGGCGGTTTATCATATAGAGAAAGGCTTGCGTAAGTTCTCTGATTACTCAAAGGCTATGATCGATGATCTAGGTGACGCTATACGACCGTATCTTAAATCATTCTACAATGGAGCGAGGGATTTACCGGAAGTAGGAGAGAACGGATGGGATAAGGATATGACCACTTATGAGGATGTCCGTTCGTTTGATGTAGCTAATTTTGATAAGCCAGTCCCGGATATAATGGATGCCGCTGAGACCGTGGTTAAAGAGACTGAGATTGCCGGACAAGCGAGTGCCGCGGAGAAAAAAATAAAAAATAGCCGGAAAAAGCGAACGGACAACAAGGACAAACCATTACCTTTGTATGGTAACGATTTATTCACTCCTAATAATATTAAAGACAATGAGCAAGGAAATTCAAGAGCGGATCAAGGCGTGGGAAGAAAAGCACGGGAAGAGGATCGAGGATCTGAACGCGGAGGAGACCGTGGAGGCGTGCATGGAAGTGATGTGCTTGACACGGAGCGAGGCCGAGGAATACCTATCAGCGACAGCGACAAGCGGCCTGTTGTAAGGAATCAAAACAATTTCAGCTTCCCGGAGAAAGGTATTGAGCTTCCTTCCGGTGATATATCCAAGCTAAAAGCCAATATTGAGGCGATAGAAACGCTGAAAGACGTAGAGGACGGCCAAGGAAAACCTACCCCGGAACAACAAGCCAAGATGTCAAGGTACGTTGGATGGGGAGGTTTGGCCGAAGCCTTGAACGAAGGCAAATACAACGCACGTGACAACAATTGGACTAAGGATCGAAATTGGAATGATAAGTATCTACGTTATTATGAGAAACTAAAATCCTTATTAAGTAAAGAAGAGTTCGACAGTGCCGTCCGTTCCACGACAACCTCTCATTATACCCCGTCCGAGGTCGTGGAAAGCTTATGGGGAATAACGGAGAAACTTGGATTCAAGGGTGGCAATATCAGTGAACCCGCTATGGGTATAGGCAACATAATCGGTATGATGCCTAGGTCTATATCTGAAAACTCAAGTATAAGTGGGTTCGAGATAGATAGTTTATCCGGTCGTATGGCAAAGGCTTTATATCCTGACGCTAATATAAAGGTACAAGGATATGAGAAAGCGTTTTCTCCAAACTCGAAAGACTTAGTTATCACCAACGTCCCATTCGGGAAAAACGCTCCATATGATAAGGTTTTAGATAAGCAATTCAGGAAGAAACTTGGTTCCTCTTATAATCTCCATAATTATTTTATCCTAAAGGGGCTTCTGGAATTGAAAGAAGGTGGTCTCGGCGTATTCGTCACGTCCTCGGCTACGATGGATGGGGCCGATAGTAAGTTCCGTGAGTACGTGAGTGGAAACGGCTATGATCTGGTCGGAGCTATCCGATTGCCTAATGACGCTTTCCAGAAAGGGGCCGGCACGAGTGTCACGGCTGACATCGTTATATTCCGTAAAAGAAAGTATGGGGAACCTTCGAATGGGATAGGGTTCACTACTACAACGCAAATAGGTGAAGGAACTTATATGGAGGACGGGGATAAAAGGAGCAAGCCTATCATGGTTAACGAGTATTTCTCAAATCATCCCGATATGATGTTAGGTGATATGATGACCGCTTATGACGCTGGTAGCGGAGGTCTATATAGTGGAGCGTCCCAGACATTGAAAGCCAAACCCGGGGCCGATTTAAGCAAGGAGCTACTTAACGCTATTGATAACTTACCAAAGAATATCCTATCAGGTGTTGTAGAGACTAAAGGGCCGGAGGTTGTGGATGACTCCACTTTGAAAGATGGTACTATTACCGTCCAGAATGGCAATGTCTTTGTTTTAGATGGGGACTCGTTAAAACCGATTAAGGCAAATCCTACGTTCGTTCATAATGGTAAGACCCGGAAAATAGCGGATGCGGTAAATGATTACAATGATATAAAGAAAAATCTATACGATCTTATCCATGATGAGCAAACAAAGGGTGTGGATCCCGAGCCCGCGAGGAAAAGGCTAAACAAAGTATATGATGCTTTCGTGTCCAAATATGGGACACTTAACAGGAACAAGGCTTTGGACGATATTTTCGCCGAGGATGTTGAGCATGGATTACCCTTCTCTTTGGAGACCGTTAGAAGGGTACCTTCCACGACCGGAAAATCCATGGTCTGGGAAGTCTCGAAAGCGGATGGTATCTTGAATAAGCGTGTAAGTTATCCATTCGAGCTACCGACAAAAGCGGATAATGTCTTGGATGCCGTCAATATAAGCAAGTCATATAAAGGTAATATTGATATACCTTATATCTCGGAGATAACGGGTATGGATGAGGTGAACGTGACAAACGAGATACTAGAGAAGGGAATTGCTTATAGGGATCCTGTTACCGGCAATATAATAGATAAGAGTGAATATCTCTCTGGAAACGTAAAAGATAAGTTGGTAGAGGCTAGGGCGGCCTTGGAAGATCATCCGGAGTTTCAAAAAAACGTGGATGACTTGGAAGCCGTACAGCCTGAACGTATACCCTATGGTGAGATAAGTTATCGACTGGGGACTACATGGATCCCGTCTGAGTTTATAAATAATTTCGCTGATAATGTACTGGGTATATCTTACGCCAACGCTAATTTTATCCCGGAGATCGGTGAGTATATTCTTGATAAGAGGGCGTTCATAACCGATTACGCTAAAGCCGGTCAATTCAAGACTGAGAGAATGGACGCTATAGACGTGTTCAAGGCCGCTCTTAACCAACGTAAACCCAAGGTTTATGACGAGATTAAATATTATGAGGACGGTAAGCAGAAAACGAGAAGGGTCGTAAACGAGCAGGAGACACAGGCCGTTGCCGAGAAAATATCCGACATGTCCGATAAGTTCGTGGAGTATATTGATTCTAAAACGATGTTCCATGGTCGTATTGAGGACGTGTATAATGATAAATATAACAACTATGTACTAAAAAAGTATGACAAACCGGTTTTTGAGCATTATCCTAACGCTAATAAGAATATAACACTTAGGGATCACCAGAGCAAGGCGGTGCAACGTTGTCTATCCGAGAGCACGTTACTCGCTCACCAAGTCGGTACGGGAAAGACCTTTACCATGATTACGTCCGCTATGGAAATGAGACGGCTAGGTATAGCGAAGAAACCCATGATCGTTGTCCAAAACGCTACCCTAGAGGATTTCGTCCGTGACTTTTATAAACTGTATCCTTCCGCTAAGATTCTATCTCCGACAAAGGAGGAGCGTAACGCCGATAATAGGACAAGGCTGTTCAATCTTATAGCTACCGGAGATTTTGACGCTATCGTTGTCCCACAGTCATTCATGGCGTTTATCCCGGATAGCGAGGAAAGGAAAAAGGCATATATCCAAAAGCGTATAGATGATTTTGAGGAGGCTATCGATCGCATAGAAGACAAGGCTTTACAGGAGAGATTAAAAAGGGAGGCCAAGAGTATGCGTGATTCTCTGGAAGGTATAAAGAAAGGGAAAAACGTAAAGGGCAAGGCAAAGACAGCGGAGACTATCACGGCCAAGACTGAGCGTATTCTTGACAGGCGGACTGATAACGTCATGACGTTTGAGCAAATGGGTGTTGACGCTTTGTTCATCGACGAGGCGCATAATTATAAGAAGATCGGGTTCCCAAGTAAGATGTCGAACGTTAAAGGTATCGATACGAGTGCGTCACAAAGGGCTAATAGTATGTTGCTAAAAGCCCAATGGATATCTGAGAATAATGGTGGTCGAAACGTGGTTCTGGCAACCGGTACCCCTATCACTAATACAATGGCAGAGGTCTGGACTATGATGAATTTCGTGGCACCCGATATCCTAGACGCATATAATATCAATAGCTTTGACGAGTTCGCTACCACTTTTGGAACGGTTGAGCCGTCATTGGAGTTTACCGCTACCGGTAACTTTAAGATAGCCGAGAGGTTCAAGAGCTATACGAATGTCCCGGAGCTTATAAAAGCGTTCAGGAGCCATACGGACGTTGTCTTGACCGAGGATGTCAAGGAGTTCAAGGAAGACAAGAATATCCCTAAGTTGAAAGACGATAAGATGACGAATGTCATTGTCGAGAAGAACGAGGACTTGGAGGATGTCATGCAAACCCTTATCAAGGAATTAGAGGATTATAACAAATTGACAGGAAAAGAGAAGAAGGATAAGAGTGCGCTACCCTTGGTCGTGTTCAGCAAGGCTAAGCAGGCGGCGATTGACCTTCGTTTGCTTAATCCGACATTTCCCGACAACCCTGATAGCAAGACAAACAAGGTGGTCGATAACGTATTGAGATTATACAAGGAGAGCGATAAGGATAAAGGCACGCAACTTATATTTTGCGATAGTTATCAATCCCCTTCTGAGACTCCAAAAATGGATTTATTCGATGTCGATTTATCTGTTCCTCAGTTTAATTTGTACAATGATATAAAGGAAAAGCTTATCAAGGGAGGTATTCCGTCTAATCAGATAGCTATCGTTGGCAATTATGAGGGAGAAAGGAGAAACGCCTTGTTCGATAAGGTCCGTAATGGGGATGTGCGCATTCTTATTGGAAGCACGGAGAAAATGGGAGTGGGTGTCAACGTGCAAGATCGTCTATTCGCCCTGCATCATATTGACGCTCCAATCAGGCCTATGGATTTTGAGCAACGCAACGGTCGTATCTTACGACAAGGAAACTTATACGCCACATGGGATAAACCGGTGAACATCGTCACATATGGCGTTAAAGGTACCCTTGACGCTACCGCCTATGACAGGCTTCGTATAAAACAAAACTTCATCAACCAGATGATGAAGGGCGATATATCGTCTCGTGTCATGGAGGAGCAAGACGATAGTGATCCGTCTGGAATGACATTTAGTGAGATGGCGGCGACGTTATCCGGAGATAAGACCGCCCAACTGCTGTTTGTGGCACAGAACAAGTTAAAGAAATTGCAAAACTCCAAGAGGAGCGATCTTAACAGTAAGTCTTCCATGCGTGACTCTATATCTAACTCCAAACTTAGGATACAAGAATACAACAGCCGGAAGGATATCATGGAAAGGAACGCCAATATCGTAAAAGAGAACTTCCCTGATGGGGTTGAGTCCGTGACTGTTAAAGGCAATACTTTCAGCGATGGTATATCGAATGAGCTTACGCCCATTATTGATGATTACTATGATAGATATACGCTTGACAGAAACACCCCTCCTCTGAAAATCAGTCTCAATGGAGGAAAAGGCGAGGCTATCGTGCATTTCAATGAAGGAATGATGGTCTATAGTTTATATTTAGGAAAGGAAAAACTGGTTGAGAATCGTGATTTTAGCGGCGGCAGGGGTTTGATGGCTAGCATTGACAGGCAGTTGGGGATTCCCGCTAAATCCGTCTCAGATATAGCCACTAAAATAAAGGCAGAGGAAAACAAGATAGCGGGATTAGAGGAAGCCGTTAAGAAACCGTGGGGAAAAGAGGATGAACTTAATGCGGCTCAGGCAGAGGTTAATGATCTGCAGAGACAATTAGTTGAAAAAGCTAAAGCTGAGGATATTCAGTTAGAATCAACTCTTGACGTTGATGGTACGTTGGTAAAAGAGGAAGGAGAGACTCGATTTCGATTCATGGGAGTAGATACAACTAATAATCAGGACAATGTAAGTTCTATTGAATCCTCAATCAACGATTGGTCAAACAAGCTTAATACCCCTGTCAGGGTAATCCATGACGTGGACGATATAACCGATACGGATGAGAATATGTTGGCCCGTAAGAGAGATTCCAAAGGCTGGTATGATACTTCTACCGGGGAGATAGTCATAGTATCACCTAATTCCACGTCCGTAGGTGACGCTCAAAGGACTTTCCTCCATGAGGTGGTAGGGCATCATGGGTTACGTGAGCTATTCGGGGATGATTTCGATACTTTCCTTGATAACGTGTATCGGAACGCCAACGAGGATATCCGGAAAAATATCATTGACCGGACTAAAGGCAATCCTCTTAACTTGCGTGAGGCTACAGAGGAATACATCGCTGAATTAGCGGAACGTGGTTTCGATAACAAGGCCGAGCGTTCGTTATGGGAAAAGATCAAGGACGCTTTTCTTGATATGTTGAGAAAGGCCGGTATTAGCCTTGATTTCAAGTTATCGGATAATGACCTCCGTTATATTCTCTGGAGAAGCTATAAGAACTTGGAGCAAGGAAACTTGATGGATGTGGCCGAGGATATCGTGATGAGAAATAGATTAAGTCTTAACAATATAAATTTGAACGAAAATGGATCAATCGCAAGAGATATTGAACCTGAAAAAGGAAAACAACCTTCTGAAACAAAAGGTACTGGAAGGGAACTCGAGACAATCGATGGCGTTGATGAGAACGGAAACGAAAGTGAACGAGACCATATCGACAAACCAAGGGGAGTTGAAAACGCTATTGACGGAACTGAAAACGCAACTGACCGAAATGGAAAAAAGACTGACGGCCAAGTTGACAACGATGGAGACCAACTTGGCGGAGGAGATACGGGCGATAGGAACGGAAGTGTCCGGGATGGAATCGGCGGTGATCGGACTGTCATCGGACGTGCAGGATCTGAAAACAAGGGTAGAGGCGTTGGAAAAAGCGTAAGGGAAAAGACGGATGATTTCGCTTTCGCAGAGAAAACAATCCGTTTTAGGGAGAACGCGCGGAATGAGTCGGTATTGTTCGCTGATAATGATATCCAAGTAGTAGAGAAACAGGTAGGTTCCGCCAAAGATCAATATGAGCGTACCCTATCTACATCATCCTATCAATTTCAGGAGGCGTTTCAGGATTCTATGCTAGGGCTTAAAACATTGCAGGATGCCGTGGCAAAGGCAACGAGGAGTCGTATATTGGATTATGAGAACGCTTATATGGCCGAGAATGCCCTTTCCTCTGTTAATGAAGCGGAGTTCAACGCTTATAGAAAAGCGGCTTTCGAGCCTATCTTAAAAGCGATGTCACGATTGGAAAAGATGGGATCCACCATTGATGAGATAAGGGATTACCTTATAACCAAGCATGGTATTGAGCGTAACAGGGAAATGGCCGTTAAACGAGCGTTGTCACAAAACTCGGAAACATATAAATCCCTGCTTGACGAGTATATCGGGAGAAGGAATGAGATACGTGAGAACGGTAGGTCTTGGGAAGAGCAGCAATCAGAAATGGATAGGCTTGCCGAGGAATACGGAGCTAATCTTTCTGATGATTTCAGCGGATTCACGTCCATGTATCCTAACGAGGATAACACGGGGTATGATCCGGATTCCGCAAGGAGATACGTATTGGATTACGAGTCAAGATATGATACATCGGAATTATCGGCCTCTGTCAAAAGAGCCACTGACGCTATATTGGCAAAGCAACGGGATAGCGGGCTTATGAGCCAAAATACGTTTGATTCGATCAGCGATATGTATCAGTTCTATGTGCCTTTGCGTGGATGGGAGGAGACTACGGCAGATGAGGTTTACGCTTATCTTACATCCGAAAGCCAGACGTTCAACGCCCCTATAAAGACTGTCGTTGGGCGAAAGAGCAAGGCTGACGATCCTATAGCGACGATCGCTAATATGGCAGAGAGCGGAATCATGCAAGGGAATAGGAACTTGATGAAGCAAAAGTTTTTGACAATGGTACAAAACCATAAGACGGATCTCGTGAGCGTAAGCGAAATGTGGGTTCGTCTTGACGAGGCTTCCGGTGAGTGGATCGCCGTTTTCCCGGATATACCATCTAACGCCAATCCGGAACAGGTGGAGTCTATCGTGGAATCTTTCAACAAACGCATGGAGGAGCTATCCAATGAAAAAGGATCTAATGTTAGGCGTTCAAGGGATGCTATAGGGATACCTTACAAGATATTGCCAAAGGACTTGAAGGAGCATCAAGTGATCGTAAAGAGAGCCGGCAAAGAATACGTGCTTACCATAAACGGGAACCCAAGGGCCGCTCAAGCGTTGAACGGGCTTACAAACCCGGATAATACGAAAGGATGGTTCGGTACCGTGGAGAGATACGCCGGATGGCTGAACCGTAACTTGGCCGCTAACTTCACGACACGTAACCCGAATTTCATGGTAAGTAACTTCCTACGTGACGCGCTTTATTCGAATACTACCGTATGGGTCAAGGAAAGTCCTGTTTACGCTTGGAAGTTCAATAAGAATTTCGCTAAGGTAACCCCGATCAATATGTATCGTCTGGTCAAGGGGTATGAGAACGGTACGTTGGATATGAGCGATCCCTTGAATAAGGCATATCATGATTTTGTGATGAGAGGAGGAGAGACTGGATACACCAATTTGAGAGACGTGGAAGCCAAGAAGAAGGCGATCCAAAAAGAGCTTCAATACTCCAAGCAAAAGGTATCTATCGGAAAGGCTTTGAAAATACTAGGTGAATGGATGGACTTGTTCAATAAGAGCGTAGAGAATTGCGCTAGGTTCACCGCGTTCCTTACTTCTAGGGAAATAGGGCGGAGCATGGATAAATCTATTTATGACGCTAAGGAGATATCCGTAAACTTCAATAAGAAAGGGGCGGGTTCAAAATTCTTGAATACTGAGGGGCAGACCAAGATAGGTAACGCTAGCGCTTTCACGTCCGGATTGTCAAGATCCATGTATGTGTTTTGGAACGCTGGTGTACAAGGTATGTATAATTTCGGAAGGCTGGCCAAGGATAATCCCAAGAAATTCTTGGGGTTAGCGTCCTCTTTCTATTTACTTGGCACTATCATGCCTATGATCGCTGCCGCTTTTGGGGATGATGAAGATGATGATTACTACGATCTTCCGGAATACGTGAGACGTAATAATATCTGTTTCCGTAACGGTGGAGGAAATTGGATTACAATTCCTATGCCCATAGAGTTAAGGGCTATATATGGACTAGGAGAAATGTCTTCTGGAATAGTTTCCGGAAAGGAGAAGTATACCGATAAAAAGATGGCCATGAAGATAGCGGAGCAAATGTCACAGGTTCTCCCTTTGAACATGATGGAGGGAGGTGGAGGATTCTCCGCTTTCGTCCCAAGCTCGGTAAAGCCATTGATTGAGGCCGGAGATAACAAGGATTGGACAGGTTTGCCTTTATATAAGGATAACGACTTCAACAAGGGTATGCCGGAATGGACAAAGGCTTTTAAGAGCGTGGATCCCGCTATATTGGCAATGACTAAATATGCCAATGAACTGACCGGAGGAGATAAATACACTACGGGTACCGTTAACCTAAACCCAGCCATTATAGAACATATATTGGACGGCTATTTCGGAGGTATTGAGGCTACACGTTCCCAGATGGTCAAATCCGCTGAAACCGCTTGGGGTAGTCGTGATTTTGACTGGAGGAATATCCCTGTCGGGAACCGTCTTATAAAAAGTGGTGATGAGCGGACTAAAAAGAAAGCCATAGATAACGCTTATTATGAGAATTTGGAAGAAATGGATAAGATCGGACAAAAATTGAGAGGATATCGTAAAGAATTGTCTAATCCACAGAACGATAGTTTTGATATAGCAGAGTATCAGAAAAAATTGAATAATCTTATGATGAGCGATGAATATCGTGGATATGTAGAGTTTAATAATCTTAACAAATTGTATCAATCAATGGGTGAGTATTTGAAGAAGGTAGATGATGAAAGATTGGAAATGGAGTTATACGATTTGAAAGCTATGATGAATGAGATAGCTAATGGTAAATAGGAGAAGTGGCGGGTGACGTTGGTGTCACCCGCTATATGTTATCAAACAGATTGTATAATATACTTCATGTAAAATAATGAAGTACTTTTGTGAAACCTAAATCTATTTTACCATGGAAGAAAATATTGATATGCCTATTGAGCAAGATGTGACTATAGAGCTGATATTGTCTGTATTTAAAAATTATTCAGACTCGAAGCGGATGAAAGAAATAAAAGACATAATAGTTTCATTAATTCATCCTGATGAATTAATAGTTGACTCTGAAGAGAGAAGTCGTATAGAAAATAAAGTGGTTGAACTTATATCCATAGATAAGAGAAGAGGGGACGAATCCGAGCTCAAATATTCTAACGGTAAATATAGTAAGAGAAAAAAAAGATCAGATCCTAAACCTATAGTGGATCTATTGCCCAGCGTGGAGTATACAGGCACCGCCGGAGAATGCGCCGTGATATCAGAGCTGTTGTTTTCCGGTTACAATGCAAATAGGATGATGGTCGATGAGGGCGTAGATATAATAGCGGTAAAGGATAATATCTATTATTATGTACAGGTAAAGACTACGACCATAAAGGATGGGCGTGTTTATGCGCAGATAAAAACAGATAGGTTCAACCAATTTATGTCCGCACAAATAAGATATATTATTGTAGCAAGGTATGATGATCATGGGATTTCCCGTAATATGTTCTTCTCTTTCACTCCACAGCAAATAGATCAGGCGGCTTATGAAGGATGTATAAAGAAGAATGAAAACACGGTAAGTATAAAGATAAAGTTTAATGATAAAACCGGGAAGCCTTATCTTTATGATAACAATGAGTGTAGTTGTGCTTGGAATTGGAACAAGAAGGATCTTTTAGGATAAAATTTTAAGACTATGCCAAATATAAAGAAGAAATATATTCCTTTTTTTGTTCCCGCTTTGCTTTCAGTGATAGCGTTTTTTTATATTCCATCTCCATCCGAATTTAGCGATGAGAATCATGTGTATGTAAAAGCTTTTGATACTTATATGGAAGTTCTTAGCGTATCTACATGGCTTTGGGTCATTATACCGTTCTTTTTGTACTATATAGGAACTGTATATGAATTTTCTAAGAAAAGAGGAGATAGCGCTTTCCGGCTTTCATTATATTCAACATTGGCATTCATATCGCTATGGTTGTTCTGCATTCAATTATCAACGGAATTTCATACACCTTGTTTATTACTCTTGTTCGCTTCGGTTTATACGTTCTTTTTCCCTTGGATAGGTAATAAAGTTAATTTGTTTTAGAACCGTACTTGCTCTGCTAACGAAGTATATTTCCTATGGGATGAAGCTATTGATCGTTTTGAGGTATCTAAAATAGAAAACTCCCCAAATCCTCACGGACAAGGGAGTTTTTATTATTTAACTATAATCTATATGAATGGTTTTCAGCCAACCTTAAACGATCCGATTCTCACGAACGAGAGCGTTTGTAATATCTAAATCCATATCTAAACAAAGACATACTTAATCATCATTGCCGATCCTCCCGGAATAGCAACGGTGGGTATATCCGTCTTAAAATGCTTCCCAATACCACCCAAGGGAAGCGGGAAATATTTATTCAAACTATATTTTATGCCATAAGGAAAGGAGTGTGCCCCCATCCTCCAAAGCTATCCCCTTGACATAAATATACCTCTGGTTCTCACGAAAGAGCGGTATGACATTGATAAAATTATTTTATGAATACAACCTAGTGTAATATCTTTAAGTAATGACTCCGGTCCATCACGGATGAGAGCCATAAGGGGTTATAAATATATAACATACCATATACGCATAAAAAAACGTGGCGCCGTCGCAACTACCAAGACCCGGCGTCCCCACGCCAACATAACAGGTAGTAAGCAACGGCCCACGTCTTATATATAGATTATATATACAAATAACGTGGGCGTATTGTTGCTATCGGCTCCCTGTTATGTTTATAAATTTGGGGAATTTAGGTCTTTATAGGAGACGATATCTTTAACGCCACAATGTGTGTCACGTCTTACATTCTAATCAGTGACTACGCGAATATACTCTATTTATTTTATATTAGTAAAAAATAAGTCGTATTTTATTTATCTAATATTGATTTTTACAGGGGAAACGTTCATGCGCACGCTATAAACTCGACTCATTTTTGGGATATGAATCAAGATATCCCGTTGATTCTTCTTTGATTATAGAAGGCTTAGGCATATCCTCTGATATGAGCGCTCCTATCATGTCTGTCATCAATATATCGTCGTGATTGCCACGACCGGGAATATTACCGTAACTACCGTCCGGACGTTGCTCGTATTTTGACGCTTCCTTGTACATACGCTCATCCGGGTCTATAAACATATCGTCCTCGAACGCCACTATGAAATTATCCACCATGTCCTGCTTGGTCTTCTTGTTGGTCTGGAAGCCTATCTTCTTGTATATGCCGTTCCTTATGTCCTCGGGATCCGTCGCCGCTCGCATGTAAAGATTAGGGTAGATATCCTCTATCTTTTTCAGTATGCCACGAATATGATCGCCTTCCTCCACGAACTCTGACGCCTCTGATTTTTTCTTATCAAACGTATTGCTCTCGAAGGCGAGAAGGGCGTTCTTGTAGTATCTGGCGATCTTGACGGCTTTGTAGGCGAGCCAATCGTATCGTATATGACCGTGCCATCTAGCTACCACCTCCGGCTTTCCTCCGCTAAATCGTAAATTCCATCTGTTTATCACTGTTATACATGAGGGGTCTGAGTTCTTGCTACGTCCACCGACATCGACGATGACAAGATACTCGTTGGATGTCCTTGTATCATCGGGCCTCTTCCAGATTCTCAACAGGCCGTTCGGATTCTTGGTGAGAATTATCCTCTTGGTCTTCTCAGATTGGGATATGTCGCCAATGAACTCCGGTGGTGATACGTATCTTTCCCGCATCACCTCGATCGTATAGATATTGAACACGAGATTACCGGAATACTTAAAGCACTCGACATCGTCGGATGGTGCCTCGGATGCCATCGAGGCGTGATCATGGAACGAGGCCCTTTTCTTGATATACCATTTGATGTGCTCCAGCGTAGCTCCTTTTTCCCATAGAGACCATAGATACTGTCCCGGCTCGCTATTGTCATTAGGGGAGGTCGTGACATCCCTTCCCTCTAATAGATCCAGTATGAAAAGCCGGGTCTCTTTCTTGTCCTTGAATCTTATCATGTCGTTCTCGATAAAGAAGAACGGTATGAATAGTGCCTTACGGGATGACGTGCCCTCCTTGGCCATTTGGTACTCATCATAGAAATAACCGGCCATGCCATTAGCCGTAGACTCGGAGATCTCCATGGTCAACGGTCTCTCCAATATATTCGAGTCTATGTTTGTTATAACCTGCTCCGCCGATTTGCCATCCGTTGTTTTCCAGTAGGCTACCTCCGAGAAGTGGGCCATGGCATAGTCCATACCACGTGTTGACTCGAAATTCTCATAAGATGCCACGGTTATCACGTTATCACGTACCTTGTTCCCGGACGGGTCGGTGATTATGGAGTCGGACGCCGAATGCTCGTAAGGGGCGAATTGTAGCTTGTCAACACCATATATAAATCCCGGGATGTTATCGAGAACCTTTTTATACATGGCCTTGATACGTTTGGCGGTATCTTTCGTCTGGGCTATAATTACGGAATACCATCCTTCCATGACGAATAGCTGTATCCACGCCATATAAAGCTGTACCAAGGTGGAACCTCCCCATTGCCGGGCTTTCAATAATATTATACGGATCGGGACTCCCTTATGCCTCATTTCCTCCAGAACGGATAGCACGTAACGTTGGGCGTAATTAAGCTCGAAGGGGATCATTTCTCCCGCCTCTTTCGACTTGATCTTAAATAACGAGAAAAAGGCGAAGGACGGGTCTCTCGAGCAACGAGCCCAAAATAGCATGTTGGCCACGTCCTCCTCATTTATCCCATCTGAATCCGGGTACAGCTCGTTGAACCTTATCGTGTAGTCCTTTATGGAACCAGCTTTCAGAACATCTTGATACAGATCGTTCTTGAAAACCTCCTCGGTAAGCCACTGCACCCTTATGGGGTAATCATCTATGACAACCCTATGGCTATGCCCCTCCATTCCACGCCCCGTGAATTGGTCGTGCGTGCCGAATATATTTTTCAGCCTCTTGTTATTCTCGGCCAATATAGACTCAACCTCTTCCGTGAACGCTAATTTTCTGTATGACTCCATAGATGATATAGGCTATTAGGAATGACAGCAAGTGTATCCTCCAGTTGAATAAGGGGATAAACGCCATGACGATATTGCTCAATATTATTCTCCAAAGGCTTAGTTTATAGGCGTGATATCTGCGGGCGTAACATCCCATGATAAATCCGGACATGCCGCATGTAGGAACCGGCAATGAGGCTAGTGGTACGAACGAGGCCAAGACGCAAGACACGTAACCGATCAGGCATGTTTTCACACGAGGCTTAAACTGGAATAAGGCGATAAGATTTAATGATAAATGAAAGATGTTTGCGTGGGTGAACGTGTAAAGGAAATGGTCGTATGGTATGGAATTGGTATCGAAATAGAAATGTTTACCTGCGAGTTGGAGTATGACGCTTGTCAAGGCGATTATTAATGAAGGAATCAGTCTTTTTAGCTTACCTTCCATTTTTCCTTTCCCGGTTGATGCGTTGTATTATCGCCAACGCCCGTGAATAGGATATGTAAAAACAGGGGGCCGTTTGATAGACCGCGAAAGAGGTGATGAAATAAACGGAGCTTCCCTTGAATTCTCTCTTTTTCTCCAGCTCTTTGTAAATCTCATAAATGTCATCGATCATCTTGTTCCTGATCGATCGACCCTTTTCCTTGGTCTTCCCTTTCCTGATCAGCAGGATTCCCCTATACGCTTGAAGGGTGGAGATCCAGAACCTAGAGGCATGTGAGGATATAGCCCTCATTACCGCCTCTCGGTGGGATTTCACTTCCCTCATCTTCAAAGCACGTCTATAAGCTTCGTAAAGCTCCATGTCCCGCTCTGGGATGAAATCTACGCCATTAACCATAAAGAACGCTTGTTTTGGTGAACATCACAAAGATAAAAAATAGATTCACATGTTTGATTATTCTTAGGGTTCATGGGTTAAATAAAATAATCAAAATAACAAAACGGATATACCTTATTATTTTCCTTTGCCTAAAACATAATCGATTAAGGTATGGCAGATATATCTAACAAAGAGAGATTCAGACAGAGATACGCCAAACGGAATCCGGATCTTAACATGGATGACGAGGAGGCTTACTACGGCTCGGTCAACCAGTTCATGGACGAGTATGAGGGTTATGAGGGAAACTCTAAGAAAATGCGGGAGAACCTATCGAAGAGTCCAGCTTTCGCCGAGTTGATGGTAGCCGCTAGGGATCAGGATGATTTCGATCCCGTGGTGTGGATGGTACAGAATAAGGGGCTTGACTTAAAAGCCTTGGCCGATGATCCCGATTATTCGCAAAAGCTGGCCGACGCTCATAACGCTTACTTGGAGAAACTGGCGAAACAGGACGAGATCGAGAAACAAATGTCGGAGAATATGCCGGCTAGCGTGGAAGCGATTAGGGCGAAAGCCTCGGAGATGGGCCTTTCCGATGATCAAGCGGAGGAGGTTATAGGCAAGATGTATCAAGTCATGGATGACTTGATCGTCGGTAAATTGGACCCGTCTATTTTCGAGATGATGGCCAAGGGAATGAATTATAACCAAGACGTGGAGGCCACTCGGGAGGAAGGCGTTGCGGAAGGGATCAACAAGAAAGTTACCGACAAGTTAAAGGATCTTAGCGGTAAGCAGGAAAGGCCGAGAGGAAGACAAGGAGCACGGCAGGAGAAGCCGGTTACGCAAGACGTGAACAATCCTTTTTTATAATAAGAATAATAACAATTAATACTTTTGCGATGAATAAATTATTTAAAGACAAGATGTTTTGGGTCAAGGCTTTGTTCTTTGTCTTGGCGGTATTGACTGGTGGAGCGGCTATGGCCGTGGAGATCGGGGAGAATGGAAGTGATACGGATCCCAATGATGGCAAGCCGTTGGAGAACGCGACCCCGGACGCGGCGGGTAAGGGTATTGACCAGCAGGGGCAGGGGGCTACCGGATCCGCGGTCACCGACGCTGATCTGGCCGAGAACAAGGTAGAGGATTACGTCAGTAAATTCCAGGCGTACAAATATCCCATGCACACGGATTTCCTCAAGCTCGCCAAGCAAGTCCATGTCAACACGAAGGAACCGGAGCATTACAATATTGGCGAGGCTATAATGGATTGCGTTACCAAGGCGGCTGTGACCAACACGGACAAGGACGCTGAGGTAAAGCTTAGCTTGTACAAGAATGACGAGAAGTTATTCGCCGAGTGCAACACCGTCTTGGTGGACGGGGTGACCGGATATGATGAGGCGGGCAATTCAGACGGAAGTCCGTTGGTTCTCTATGTCGTATCGGCGGATAAGGCTAACGGTATTATGGTTGCCGCCCTTAACGGCCCGTTGGATGATAGCGGGAACATGTATGTGCCGGACTTGAAAGCGGGCACCGGATTGCATATCATGGCACCGGCAATGAGCGAGAGCGAGGTTGAGATCGCCCCGGATTCCGCTTATCCCAAGAAAGAGATCGCCTACTTGCAGAAGAAGGTATGCCCGATCACGTGGACGGAATTCTTCGAGCGTATCAACAAGAAGGCGAAGTGGAACGTGCAAGACTTGAAGGATTGGACTTTGTCTAATTTCCGCAAGAAATGCACGCGCACGATGTTGATCGGCGTAGGAACTAAGTCCTTGAAGTATGGCTCCAAGAAAACAGGTACAGAATACGTGTATTTCCAAAAAGGAGTGTTGAGACAATTACGGCTGGGTTACCAGATCGGTTCGACATTGGAGTTCGCCGACCTTATCGGTATCACCCGTATGCTTTTCGGGAAGTACTCGAACACGAACGAGATGGACGTGTATTGCGGTACCAAGTTCATCGAGAAGTTGCTGAACATCGATTTCACGAAACATAAGGATATCTCATTCGTCAAGAAACAGAATATCGGTATCGATATCTCCTCTTTCGAGACCACTTTCGGAAAGCTGAACTTCAAGGTCGAGCACGCCCTTGACGATCTTGGATATGAGGAATGCGCCGTCGCTTTCCCGATGTCCGAGGCCAAGCGTTATTACTACCAGAAAGGAAAGACTCTTACCGTGGATCATTCCAAGGGGGAAGGCGGTGAGGTGCGGGAGGCCAAATCCCAATATTATATTCAGGATGACTGCTTGATGCTTACGGGTTATAACTCGATGCTGATCGGTCCGGACGTGACAGTGAGCGGATATAAGCTGTCTATGCTTGACACGGTCGTTTCCAGCGTGGCTTCCCTGAGTTCCGTATCTACACCGAAAAAGGACGATGTGGTTTACTTGACCGTAGCGGACGATACGCACGCCGTCGGATTATATGTATATGACGGTACGGCATGGAAACCATACAAGGGAGAGATCAACGTGTAAACTGTAATATTGTCAAACAAGACCCACCGGAGCAAACGCACGGTGGGTCTAATAAAATCAATCGAATGATCACGAAAACATATGAGTTGGTAGGCAAGGATAATTGCATGCTCCGTACTATATACTGCGGCACAAGGGTCAGCATGGAGTTCAAGGGCGGTAATTTCATCAATGGTAAGAACGCCTTACTACGGACTAGCAACCCTTTCGTACAAGACGCTATCGAGAATGATTGCCGATTTGGTACGTCTATCCGGCTCGTCTCTACGTTAAAAGACGATGATGTGTCTGGTGTCTCGGTCATGAGGAACTCGAGAGGCCGGGAAAAACAAGTGAAAGAGGTCAAGACCGTAAAGAACGTGAATGATGCTATTGACTATTTCGCCAAGATGGGCTATAAAGTGGAGAACGATGATATGCTTGAGGAGTTAAAGGATAAATTAAGTGTCTCGTTCCCGAACATGAAATGATATGGATATTAGCGTGAGCGACATAGTGAGTGAGGTCAAGATCTGCATAGACGAGATCGGGCTTAATGACGCTGAGTTCCTAGGAACGCAGGATAACGAGGAAATGGACTCGATTATCAAGTCCAAGATATCGGAGGCGTTGCGCTTCGTGAACGGTAACGCAGACTGGAGCCTGTTGGAACCGAACAAGATAATAACGGACGGAACCATAGAGGAAGATCTTGTCGCTCATGTAAGCTTGCCGGAGAACTACTCTCGGATTTGTTACGCTAGGCTATCATCATGGCCTTTATTTATTTCAGATCCTATCTGTTGGAACGATAAGGAATACGCCACGCTGTCGGATCCATACGCAACGGGGACATGGGAAAGACCTAAACTGGCGTTGACCATGAGGCCGGGTAAGACATTGGAGCTATATAAGGCGAAGGATAAATCCGACACGTTCGAGATCGGGATCATAACAGACGAGGATATAACGGATAGCTTGGAGGTAAGCCCCAAGCTGAAAAAGGCGCTGATCTATTATATATCCGGTCTCACGTTGCTTACTTACAGGGATCAGCACGCGGACAGTATGTTTAATCAAGCGTTGGTTCTTATGGGTGTCAATCCATCCGGGGCCAACTCCAATCAATAACAAGACTATAGAATCATGGTATACATATTCAAGGACAGGTTAATTCGGGTAGAGTGGACTATTTACAAGGGGATAAGCCCGGTGAAAGAGGATTTCTCCCGATCTAATGTAAAGGTTTTTCTATTAGGCAACCGGGAGAAATATCTACTTCAAGCGAGAGCGGACAAAGGCACGCTTTATGTAGACATTCCTTCAGGGTTGGAAGAAGGAACTTACTCTATCGAGGCGATATGGGTCAAGAATATGGACCATGTCTTTGATACACGAAGCGTATGTCGCTCCAAGAAAGAGGATCTTTTCTCTATTACCGAATTTGAGGACGAGGCTACGAATATCGGAGAAGGCGTCGTCGTGCTGAAAGTAAAGACCTCTACGGCCACTTATGGCTATGATGGCTTGTCCTCATACGAGCTGGCCGTATTACGTGGGGACTGGAGCGGTACGGAAGGAGAGTGGCTGAAGCATGAGCGTTACGTAAGCGTACTCGATTCCCGTGGTGATAGCGAGGTTGATACCATGAGCCAAAAGGCCATTACCGATGAGTTGGAGGCACAAGACAATGCCATAGAGGATATTCGGGAAGATACGGGAAAACTTGGTGAGCGTGTGGAGGAAGCGGAGGAAAAGGTTAATAATATGGGGGATGTCGTTGATGAGATCAAGAGCCACGCCCCGGTATCAGCCCGTCCCGCTGGTTTCAAGCCGGACATAGACCTTACCCCGGAGATCATGGTAGACCGTGCTTGGAGAGACCATGAGGGTAACGTTATCCGTGATACGTATATCACCCGGAGGGGATTGAGGAACGAGATAATCGACATCACCAACCAGCAGGTAACGGACTTGAAGCCCGGCTCTGTCGATCCGGACGATCTTTCCGAGGCTACCAAGCAATTGATCGGTAACAAGAGCATAACCAACCTTCCGGACGAGGAGGATATAACCGTTACGGATAACCAGACCTTAAAATTAAAAGACAAGGAATACGCCCCGAAGGATTACTCCGGCATGGGACGTGTGTACCTTCGGAAGCATTACGTGAACGGCGTGAACACGCTCACGCAACACATGATGAGAAAACCGAACACCATTTATATCATCCAATATGACTACTGTTTAGCCGGGCAGACGATCGAGGTGCCGGAGAATTGCGTGCTGGAGTTCCAAGGGGGGAGTTTTAGAAACGGTAATTTAGTTTTGAATGGAAGCTATATTCGTGGAGCATTTGAATCCTTCAAAAGTTCACTTACTGTAAGTGGTTCTGTAAAGAACGATAAAGTATTTACAGAATGGTGGGAAATGCCAGAAAAGGATTGTTATAGCCAATTTAAAGATATAATTAGAATATCTAACAACTCACTTGTTCCAATATTTTTTAGAAAAGGCAAATATGTATTTAAGAATGACAACAAACACGAAACAATTACTCAGTCAATAGATTTTAATGATTCTACTATTACTCTAGACACTAATGGATTTGAGCATTTTCAGTTGAAAATATCTAATTCAAAATATGAAGATGTAGACAGTGAAGATTTAGAAGAGTTATCAAATGCAATATCTAATTATGACAAATCAAATCCAATATTTCGAAAATACAAAAATTCTTTTTTAGATGTTAAATCAAATGAAGTGGAACTCATGAGATTTCATCCATTGGTATCAGATCCTATACTAAAAGAAGAAATCTTATATATTGATATAAATGGTTTTTTATATAATGAACCTTATAATGATACTTTTACTGCAACTAGCGCAAAGTTTATAAATTGTGATACTTCTTCATATTTTAAGAATCTCTTATTAAAAATAAAAGATACTTTTAATGATAATCAAAGTGGAGGGTATAGATATATAGGTTTTCTTTTTATATACAATGCTAATTTGATTATTGATAATATACAATTATCTGATCCAAATATAGAAAATTACAGATTGTCTATATTTAATATAAGATATGGTTATAATTATCAAATGACAAACTGTAATATTACTAATACAAGAAACAATCAAATCCTTATAAATAATGATAAATCTGCATATTCTATTGATGGTGAAAAAATTATTAAATGGACAATGTCTAATTTGTCAATAGGTAATTTGGATGGTAATGCTTGGGGAGCTACTGGATGTAACTATATTACTGATTGGATCATAAAAAAATCATCATTATCTAGAGTCGATGTTCATCATAGGTTGAATAATTTGTCGATATTTGATTCTGTAATAGGTAACAAGGGAATTACTTACACAGGATTTGGTAAAATTATGGTTGAAAATAGTAAGTTTAATTCTAATATATTGTTTTCTCCAAGAGCTGATTATGGTGGTTATTTTGATGGGGATATAATTATTAAAGATTGTACTTGGGATTATTCTAATACTAATGACATCTTTATGTTATATCTAAGTGTATATAATTTTAATTTTCAACAAGCTAGTAAAAGGACTGATTATTTATTTGCTAGAAATTTTATAGTAGATGGATTACGACTAATAGGAAAGAATGTGAAAGCTATTAATTCTATTAGAACTGTTTATCAAAACAATAATAATGATATTCTTATTATTCGTAAAAGAAATTTCCCTAAGTTGACAATTTCTGACATTAGATCTAATGATACTTGTATTATTAAAATAATTGATGTTTTTTATCATCATTGCGAAGTGTATAAGAAAGACACCGTTACAATAGATGTTTCTAATTGTGATTTTTCAGCAAATAATGATATAACAGGACTTAATGTTTTTTATTTGCAAGGACACACATATGATGAATACCTTGATAGAAAAGACGATATTGGATGTTTTGTAATTAATCTAAGTAATTGTAAAATGACTCCAATGATTAGCTGGACATTAAACACAAAAGTAAATATTAATAGTGGCACAGTTGGTTTAACTGCTGGTAAGGCAAGATTAAATAACAAGTTTTATACAGATAATACTAGATACAATATTAATAATGCTACTATTACTCCAAACCTGTTGCTCTATCCATCAATGTCATCTGCAATATGTGAAAATTTAATTGTTTTTAATAACTGCGTTTTCTCTTTTTTAGAGGGGTCTGATATAAGTACTGTAATCAATTATTATTCATTTTCTAATTATAGAATATTTTCGAATAGAAATAACATAAAATGTATAGAATGTACAATTGATAAAAAACTAAGTGATTTATTAGGTGTAAATAAAAATTTTACACCTAATACAATGTATGATTCTTTACGTAATATCCCATATTATGTGAGACCTATAGAAGATGGAGAAAACTTTTACTTAAAAGAATATCTTGATCAAAATATTAATAAATTTAGAATAAATTGTGTTGGTAAAAGGTTAAATATAATTATTCCAGATAGCACAAAATTAAACAATAATCAAGTATATTTTCAGATTGAAAATGCTAATCCTTCTATTAACTTCATATCAGAAGTAGAAGATCAGGTTTTTGTTGGAATACCTAGATCTATAGGTGTTGATTTTAATGGACAGGAACTAGTATTAAATTTTAATGATTCTGGCGCAGGTATGGTAATAAAGCCACAAATACTTAGCGGATCTTCTGACAATAGAGCTACTTTGTATAATAGTCCATTATTAAATGGTACATTCTATTTTGATACCACATTAAACAAGCCTATCTGGTGGACAGGCACAAACTGGGTCGATGCCACCGGAGCTACCGTATAACCATTAAAACATTATAATCATGAGACAATTCATATACACGATCATCAGAAAGATATTCAAGCTTGTATTCAGTATCTACAAGCCGAAGGTAAGGACATTGTACAAAGGCCGTAAGAACATCGATCTTACGGAGAACGGCGATCAGCGCATAAGGGTAGGTAAGCCTTTCTATCTGGCCGGGAATACCTATAAATTAGATCAGTTGGATAATACGAGCGTATTCAAGCTGGCCCTTTACAAGAAGGAAGGCGAGGATTGGTCAAAGGCTAACGACCTTGATTTGATCTTGAGACTTAACGCCGGCTACAACATATTTTACGTATAACGAATTAAAGCACGATACATCATGGAAGAGCGAAAAGATATTTGTGAGGGTTACGAGAGGGATAGCGTACAGCAGCTAGACAAGCTGGCCAAGGATAAGAACGAGCGTTTTCCTATCTATCCGTTGACATACATTCAGGCCGTATATGACGCTAGGACGAAAGAGAGGCTTGATTCCATATTGTGGAAATGCAACAACGTGTATTTGCCTTGGATGGGATCGGCGGGGGATACCCGTATACAATTGCCTTTCTGGATGAGAAGGAAGGGTATCATAATCACTTACAAGAACCTTGACGATGAGACGATAACGGAGAAACTCACCTATGATCTTTGTATCGCCGATGATTTCTTCCGTCTTGACTCCTCTTGGACTAGGATAACGGACGCCCTCCCGGTCGGAGGTAACATAACCATAGGCTCTAACGGAAATTGGTTTCAGGATGGCGTTGATACCGGCTTCAAGGCACAGGGACCTAAAGGGGACAACGGGCTTACTCCCATGCTTCGCACGGTTAATAACAAGCTTCAATACTCGTATGATGGAGAGGTATGGAATGAGATCTCTGAGTATATCGCCGCTTGGTTCCGCTATCAAGACAATAAGATCCAGATATCACGGGATCAGAAAACATGGTCTGACCTGTCAAAGCCGTTCACTCAAGACCTGTATATAAAGGGGTATGTCGCTACCTCGTCAGCCCTGCCCTCTACGGGCGTGAAACAGGGTGATATCTACATGGTAGGCCCTACGTACGCGGCTGAGGACACGGAACATAAGAATCCTATATACCGGATGTACGTGTATAACGATTCAGGATGGGTAGATAACGGGGTTTTCCAAAGCATAGCCGCCGGGGTGGTTCAGACGATCGGGAATAGCGAGACGGAGGTCATGAGCCAAAAGGCTGTTTCATCCATCGTCGGCCTAGACACGTACCCAGTCTTCTCCGATACCAAGCCCTACGTAAAAGGCGAGATCGTTAATTACGGCGGTCTCTTGTACGAGTTCACGGCTGATCATGAGGCGAGGGAGTGGATTGGCACGGACGCAAGGGAGACTAGCTTGAGGAGGGAAATTGTAAACCTTGGTATTAAACATGATTCTTACTCAGGTTATTTGCCCGTTGATTACGGACATTTATACAGTTATAACGGGGGAAATGGTAGTTATGTTGCAAATAACCTTTGGGATGCCGTAACGTTTAGAATTTATAACCCAACGGGAAGATTGGAAGTTACGGGCGCAAACGTGGCTTTCTTTATATTCTTTGATGAAACCCGAATTAAAGATACATATTTGGATAGTAATACAACCGGAATAATTCCGGCGGGCGCAAAACTTTGTGTTTTGGATATGCGTAAATCCGACAACCCCAACGGATATGCCAATTTAAGAATACGCCAATATGGAAGCGGAGCCGACAAAGGCGAATTATCACTTTTGAATGAAAGTGCATTGCAAGTTTTTAGCGATGTTTACAATATGGCGGTAAAGTTTGACGACGAAGATATTACGCCGGAAGCAATAGCGGGGCAATACTTTAATCCCAACGTTTCGGGTTTGGTCGCAAACGAAAATTTTAAATGCTACAAATTGGACGTTTCCGGCTATGTGGGTAAGGTATTGCACGGATATACATACACGTCCGGGACAATGTGGAGTTGTTCAATGACAGACGAAAATAACGTTGTTTTGGCAAAGTTTAATTATCGCACTAGGGACGACAGACAAAGCAATATAATTGACCGAATGTTTTATATTGGTAGCGGCGTAAAGTATCTGTATATTAATTGTGCGGTTTCTTATATGGGGGCTTTCATAAAAACGACGAAACGGGAATTGAATACGAATAAAGTAGATATTTTCCCCGTTAATATGAAGATGCGGGACGTTGCGACCTATATAGGCGAACCGTTTGTTATACCGAACCATTACGGCGAATTGTCCGGCGATGCATCCGATAACGGAAACATTAAACCGTCGGCAAATTTTGATTTGGTTGTTATTAAATTGTTATCCCGCAAACCAATTATCGTAGAGGGTGCAACGTGTAAGTTTTATTTGTTCTATAATTCCGGCGACCTCAAAAACGAAACGTATTTAGGAAATAATAGGACCGGAGATTATATTGCAGGCGCACAATATGCGGCATTGTTGTTTGAAAAATCGACGGGTTCCAAAGGCTTAAATTACAATCAAATCCGAATTGTACAAGACGGAACCGTTATAAAGCATGATGATGTATTGCGGCAACATAATATTGAAACATTAACCCCGGATGAAGTTGTACACGGTTATTTTATCATGCCGGACGGTTCAACACAGGCAAACGCAAGTTTTAGGTATGAACGTTATAATTTGCCAAACGTTTTTTATGATACGTTGTTGTTTAGCGCACAATATGGCAGTCATACCAATATTGCCGCAATATTTTATTTTGATAAAGACGATAATTTAATTAGTAAAGAATATGACTTTAATACTAGTACAACCGGGGGCATTATATTTAATAATGCGCCTTTGCATATACCCGATAATGCGGCATATATATTATTTAATATAAGAGAGTCTTCCGGCGGTACAATGTATATGAAAACGGTGGGCGAATATTACGATTTGGGACAAATGGAAACCGATATTGAAAATATCAAAGGCGGTAAAAAGTTAATCAAATTGCACGTTTACGACACGGAACCCGGAAGAAATGAAAATGCGTTCTATGTACGTGCGAAATACAACGATACAAAGGATATATTGTTGTTGTATTACATTAACCTCAATACTTTATTGTCGCCTAAAACGGCATATATTGGGGCAAACACTTTGAGCGATGCGGATTTGATGGCGTCGGCAAACATTGTTTCTAATCATTCGGATAGTACCGCCCCGTTGTTCCAAAGTTCATTATATTGGCATTTGTACGCCCAACATGGGTACGTTATCCCGGTCGTGCCAAATACCGTGGGATTGACAACCGCCGATATTGGGGCGTTGTGGAAAGACCAATTAGACCGTCAATATAATATCGGCAACGTTATTGGTTCCTCAATCTATTTGTTGCCCGTTATCACACGGGGAGCCGAGGGCAACGATACAAGGGGATGGAAAACACCAAATAACCCAGCTATTACTGCATTAACGCACGTAAGCGGGGGAACGGTTACGACCCCAATAACCGTGGCGTCGCAATCGACAACGCAATTGCGCCCGATTATGAAGCATGAGAACCGCAAATTTTATATCGACGGGCGGGAATTAACCGAACCCGGAGATTACGAGGGCGACGATTTCACGGTATCAGAAAGCCAAACGGGTTACGACCCCGCAAGTATTGAAACATGGTTCCCGACGCCGGGGGTTATCGGTACGCCCGATTTAACCGGAGCCGTCGAAATGGCACGTTTTACATGGTCGTATAATTTCCGGGGTGCGCAATGTTGTGTTAATACAACGATTGACATACGCCGCAAAGTTGAATGCCAAAGTTACGGGGCAACCCAACAACAAACGTTCGTCGATACGGGCAATTATAAGGCTATGTTTATGATACCTAAAGCCGCACCACAAGGGGGAACAGAATTAGATAAGCCGTTTAATTCCCCGGCGTTGACGTCGGGCGGTTATTCGTTCTTTAGAAATACGACGTATTTAAAAGACGTTGACAAACCGATTGACCGTTTGATTGCCATGTTGCACAACCCGAACGATAACACGTATTTGGTAGGTATGGCGGCGGGGTTATCGCTTGTAAGCGGGGAAACAATCCCGGCAAAGCGTAACGCCAACATTCCAATTGCACCCAACGCCAACGATGTGCATTATAGGTTAGGAAGTTTTAGCCCGTCGAATAACAATAAATTTTATATTGCTGCAATCAATACGTCGCCGTTTGCGGATGATGGGTACAATTTGCCTAATACCTATTTCAAGGAAATAAACTATTATATTTCTTACTTTGACCCGGCAGCAAATCCGGGACAATTGTATTGGTATAAGGACGGCAATAGTTATATTATCTATTCGCATTGCCAAAGTGTACAAAGTCGGGTTCCATTGACGTTGCCCGATTTCATGGAGGGTTTGAACGTGGAAATTGTGGAACAAACAGACAACGCCGTATTGTTGACCGATACCGTACAAAACGGAAAGTTATTTGTAAGTTACAACACGGACGAGTCAAATTACATCGTACTAAAAACAAAATAAAACATATGTACCGTTACCTCTCCTACATATCAGACCTAGCAAATTGGGCCAAGTCCATCGCCATAGCCGCCGTTGTCACGGCGATGGACTTCGTTTCGCCGATCGAGAATTTCTTGGTGGTGATCCTGTCGCTGGCCTTCATCGATACGTTCTGGGGGTTGGCTGCGGATCACGGGGATTTCCGGAAGAGCAAGTTCATCCGTAGCTGGGTGTACATGCTAATCTATTTCCTGATCATAATTATCTCATTCTGGGTAGGTGTGATGATGGATATATCGGAGGATAACGCCAAGGCTTTCGTGTCTTGGATCACGTGGGCGATGATATGGTTTTACGGGACCAATGTCTTGAAGAACATGGGTAAGGTATTCCCGGATAACAAGGTGATAGCCTTCTTGTATTGGGTTGCCGCCGTTAAGTTTATCAGCAAGGTCAACTTCTTGGATGAGTATAACAAGACAAAGAATAAAAAAGGCTCCCCTGATCCAAAAGGATAGGGGAGCTGGATGTAAAAACGCCTCTGTCACGCCTGTCACAGGTTATGATAGAGGAACAAGGTTAACAAAGCGTCACAAATATACGAATAAAATCAAATAACAATGGCAGAGAAAAAAATACCTAGAGGTTTGAGAAACAACAACCCGGGAAACATCCGGATCAACGGAGACTTGTTCCAAGGCGAGATACGACCTAGCAAGGACAAGTCATTTAAACAATTCGAAACGATGGCTTATGGCTATCGTGCCATATTCCGGATTTTGTCAAATTATTACAAGAACTACAAACTGGACACGATCCACAAGATGATCGGTCGCTGGGCACCGGAAAACGAGAACGATACGGACGCTTACGTTAAGGCCGTATCCGATTACGCCGGTATCCCGGCTGATGATCCTATCAACATCAACGATCGTGAGCAGATGATCCGGATCGTGGCCGGGATGAGCAAGGTTGAGAATGGCAGAGAGGCTGATATGTCGGATGTTATAGCTGGGTGGAATTTACTTTAATAATATAAGACCTAACGCTGTAAAGGTAAGCGTAAAATAAGATGAAAAAATATATTGGAACAAAACAGATTGAAGCAGAACCTATGACAATGGGCGAAGCTTTTGAGAAAGGATTGCTTAAAGCGGGAAGAGTACCTAACGAAAGCGAGAAGTCAAATGCTGGATATCATGTGAAGTATCAAGACGGTTACGAGTCATGGAGTCCAGCAGAGCCATTTGAGGAGGCGTATAAACTTACTGAAACTCCTTTGAATAGGATGAAAATTGAATCAGATGAGCTATGCAAGAAATTTAGCGGGCTTGCTTCGTTTATTGAAAGCGATAAATTCAATGAATTTGATAGCGTTATGCAAGGTATGCTTAAAGTCCAATACAGAATGATGTGCAATTATTGGCAGATCCTAAATCAAAGAGCTACAAAGATGGAAACAGGCATCGGAGGAAGTTGTAGCCTTAATTTTGGTCAAGCTATTGAATACCTAAAAGCTGGATTAGCTATTAGGCGTGATGGCTGGAACGGCAAAGGCTTGATGGTATTCAAGCAAGTTCCTGCACATATCGAAAGCGAAATCATTCATAAGATGCAATCGCTTCCACAATCTGCAAAAGACCTTATTCTGAAAGGCAAAGGGTTCATTGACTATACCAATCAATGCCTTATCTATAACGAGAACACTGGATGTGCGGATTCATGGGTTCCGTCTATCAGCGATGTGTTTGCTGAAGATTGGGGGATTGTAGCATGAATTTGTTTCATGATATCCTAGAAAAACTATTCGGGGATTGGGCGGAGTTTAAATTTATAGTAGTCTTGTTTACAATTTTAATGATAATCATTTTAGGAACAGGTTAATAATATAGCTATGAAACCTTGGCAAGTAATATTAATACTAGTGTGCTTGGTAGCCAGTTTCACGGCTGGCTACCATATCCGGGGGGATGTGGCCAGTGATTCGATATCCAAGACCGACACGTTCACCAAGGTGGATACGATACATGACAGCATCCCGTACCCGGTTTATGAGACACTGGTACGAACAATACCTGAGCCGTTCCCTGTTTATATCACGTTGGACGGTGACACGGTAAAGGAACCTGTATATGTTCCGGTACCGATAACTCAAAAGGAGTACAAGACGGATGATTACCGTCTGTCGATATCCGGCTATAAGCCTAATCTTGATTACATCGAGGTTTATAGAAGGACTGAGTATATAACCAAGACGATCACCCCCCGTAGATGGGGAATAGGTGTTATTGCCGGTTATGGGATCGGGAAACATGGACTATCACCTTACGTTGGATTGGGTGGATTCTGCAGGATTTGGTGAGGCCTCCATGACTCACGTCCGGGAAGCCCCTATTAACTAGTAATAATAATTCGTCATATGAATAACAAGGGTTGACGTTTTTTTGTTCATGGTTAATTTAATATTAGTTTGATGGTGACTTCGTGAGAACGAACCGGAAAGGGAAGATGAAGAAAAAAGAATCTTCCCTAAATAATCGGATCGGAAGTTTGATTATTTTTTCATGCCACGCACGACGGGAAGATTCTTATATGTCTTTCTGCCGTGCATTTTTTGTGCCCGGCTTTGATAGTAAAACAAACCACGAAATAAAAAGTTTATGAATAAGGTGGAAATTTTTTACAAAAAAGTGATAGAGGCTGTCTGCAAGGAGTGCGGAACCGATCCGGTAATGATGTTTAGCAACAATAAGGAGAGGAACGTTGACGCTAGGGGAGTGGCTATAACCATACTGGCCGATCGCAAGTTGAGCGACAATATCATATCCGATCTGACGGGGATGACGAGGCAGGCGGTCAACAGGATGCGTAACTTGTACCCGGACAGAATAAGGAGAAGTTACTACCTGAGGAGGACGGTGGAGAGCGTTAAAGATAACATAAATGAATAGTTATGATTATATTACAACTTTTTCAAAGTTCAAATGTTATACTAATGATAGAAAAAAAGTTACCGAAAACATTGTAGGTGATAGAAAAATAGTTATCTTTGTGCGTTCATTCATCCAAGATGATGATTTTATTAACCAAAAGGATTAGCACATGGTAAGAAAGATCAAGGCTGTTATGGCCTTATTGGAAGCGAATGGATGGGCGCACATAAGAACTAGAGGAGATCACAGGATATTCAGGAAAGACGGAGAACCCCGTTCTATTCCTATTCCGGGGAGTCCTAGTGACGATCTAGCAATCGGTACGCTAAAATCAATATTAAAACAAGCCGGGCTAAGCGAGTCTGACTTTGATAAAATTTGATTAACATCCAATGGATAGCAGGACATATAGCCAGTCCTGCTTTCATTTTGGATGAGTGATAAATTTGCAAACATGAACCTAAAAAAAATATCAAGATGAAAACGTTGACTGTTATAATCGAGAGAACCGAGAATAATTACTCGGCATATCTGCAAGAAGTGGATGGCATCGTGGCAACAGGTAAAAGCGTGGAAGAAATAAAAAAATGTATAATTGATTCTATTAACGTGCTAATAGATGAATGTAATGAGTTTGGCGATACCATTCCAGAGGCGCTTAAGGGTGAGTATTGTTTGGCGTTTAAAATGGATGTTAAATCTCTTTTGGATTTCTATTCAAAGATATTCACCAAAGCAGGATTAGAGCGTATTACGGGCATAAACCAAAAACAATTATGGCATTATGCGTCAGGTTTGCGTAACCCACGCCCAGAACAAACCGTTAAATTAGAAAATGCCCTTCATAAACTAGGAGAAGAATTATTGGCTATAAATTTATAATTAACCGCTATCCTTATGCTTCCTATGGCCCCCAAAAATCTGGGGGCTTTTTTTGTCTCATTCCCTTCCGCAAAGAACTAGCAACAACCTCGCAACAAGCTAGCAAGGAGATATTTATTTAGCAAGGCACTTCTCTGGATTTTTGTGGTGTCCGGGATAACCCGGAATAACCATAAAATTCATGATATATGGAAGCAGAGAAAATTATTAAGGAGAAAGAGATCGTCCATGAGGATGAGCACAAGGATTACGCAAGCAAGGGCGTGGGTAACGCCGGCTTGACATTGGGTATCATTGGTACGGCTCTTGGAGCTTGGGCGGTGTCACGTAACCGTGGCGGCTTGTTCGGCGGTGGCTGGGGAGCCGGTATGCCAGAGAACGTTAACATCAACACGACCACAGGAGGCGGTGGTGGTTCCGGGGTAGGCGCTCCGACTGCGTTCATGGCTTGGGAAAAGGGCTGTGAGGAGGCGTTATCGCTTACAAACGCAATGTGGGGATTGAAAGTCTCAGGTATGCAAGCCGATTACGATCACCGCCAGACGGATATCGCCGAGAAATTCGCCTTGTGGAAGTCACAGGTAGACGCTGATTTCGGATTGTACAAGTCACAGGTAGACGCTGATTTTGGTCTATACAAGAACCAAAGAGACCAGTTCGATGTCTTGAAGGCTCAGATCGATGAATTGAGGTGTCAGGTGGCTGTAGGTTCGGCGATTCGTCCTTACCAAGACAAGTTGCTTCAATGCGAGATCGAGAAGGCGTTCACGGCTAGTGTCAATTACACCGATCGTAGAACCAGCCGTATGATCACGGGAGAATTGGTATTGCCAAATACCCCTACGGTAACAGGCTATCCTAGCTACAATCCGTGCTCATGCCCGGCATCCGCTCCGGCACCTACGGCTTAAGGTAAAGTTAGTGGCTTGTGCTCCCTAGGGGGCGCTTGCCGCTTTCCTTTTTTTAACCACTAACAGTATTATCATGCAGACAAATGTTTTTTTAGGGGGGAGTGACCCTGTATTAGGTAGCAACCCTTATAATCCGAATATAAGCGAGATAGAAGCAAACATTCAGCGTCTCCAGCAAGCGCAGCAACAGATGGAGATTCAGAAGCAACGTATGCTTAACCCTTCTGCGCAACAGGCCCAAAGCCGTAATCCGGTGTGGGACGAGATAGATAAGCTCGTTAGCGAGATGTCGGATAGCGAGTTCGAAATGGTCAATAACAATCCTGAGTATCAACAGTCCTACCAGAAGGTAATGGCTATCCTTAACCGTGAATACATGCGCGTCATGCGTCCGTTGGTGGAGGAGAGCAAGGATGGCAAGGCCGCCTTGGAGGAATTGTTGGGAATGGCCAAGAAGATAAAGAAATCGGCCTCAGAGGAGGTTAACAAGAACATGGCGTTGTTCGCTGAGTACACGGCCAAATACGCCGATATGCCATACGCCGACTTCCTTAAATTGAAGAATAGCGGAAAAGGAGGTAAGAAATGACACGTGAGGAAGGTATGCTTATCGAATTGATCGATAAGGTCAAGAGACAAGGGTATGCTATCAATACCTTGAGAGAGGAAGTGGAACAATTAAAGAAAGAGTCATATGGAACTAAAGCAACAAGCTCTAGAGCTAAAAAGCAGGCTAATTAACTCGGTTGAGATATGGGCGGAGGAAAGGGTTGACTCTTTCGTCTCCGGGAACACGGCATTCAAGCCCCTTGGCAAGTATCTGAAAAGGGGTGTCCATAACATCATTGTACAAAAGGACAAGGAGATCACGGAGAAGGTGGAGGGATTCATGTTGTTCGTGGCCGACGAGAACGGAAACTACGATAAGGAAGAGCTATTCGATGACGCCATGAACGTATTCAAGAGCATGAAGCCGTATAAGTTTGAGCAAGGATTTATCAAGGGTACGATCGGGGAAGGCTCCATCTTGATAGAGCTTCCAGATAACGGACTCATGAATTTTATCCTTGGTGACACTAACGCTATCCGTATAACGGAAGCGGATTTTTTGGAGTTGAAATCAATATTTACCGAATAATAATATGAGATATGAGATACAAGGAACAGATAAGGGAGTACCAAGCCAAGGGACTAGGCTCCGAGAAGAAGATGTGGGCCTCCATAGACGTGATGGAGGAGGCTATGGAAAAGTTAAGGGAGAAAGACCCGGAAGCGTATGACGAGGCTATGCGTGATTTACATGAGGTTTTTTGTGGGCCTCATTATAATGAGTGCTTTGCTAGGATGGACGTGGCGGCAATGCGTCATAAAGGCAAGGCGGGAGAACATAAAGGTGAGCACTGGAATATGGAGCAGGTGGCTACCGCTATAAAAGGCATGAGCATACCGGGAAATACCAACATATGGGACGTGTACGTTGCTCTTAACGCGAACTGGCATGACAAGGAGATTAAATTCACGGAATGGTTTGACCATGACGCTGAAAAGAAAATCATCGAGGACGCTATAAATTTCTATTTCCTTGACGATGACGCTCCTGAAGGCAAGGTTTGGATTTATATGTGTGCCATGGATGACTAAGACACGATCACATAACAAGAAAAGAAACGATTCTGTAAGACGGGAGATAGACCGCCTTATAGAATCGTTGTCGTTCGAGCCTATAAACTTTCATGAGATTAAGGCTAGGATAAGGCACCTAATGAGCATAGAAGGGAAAAGAAAGTGATATTACACTTTATCCTCTATGCTGACATCAAGGCTTGTCGTGCCTTATTGAGCGCATCTTGATTAACCTGTCCGTTGATTGCGTTCATTTGATCAGCTGGGACACCTTGGATATTACCACCTTGCTCAACCACTTGTTTGTTGGATTGAATGGACTGAAGTATCTGGTCTGATCCGGGGTAATATGATAGTGATAACATTTGCTCCGCAGAAATGGCTCCGGCCATCCATAATTCCTTCACCAAGTCGTTTAACATCATTCTCGCTACCGGAGATTCAGCGGATTCCTTGATATTGACCTTGAAATCTATATCTTGGACTGTCTTCGGGTCATACTCATTATAAGTGGCATAACCCGCTGATCTCTCCATCGATATGTTCCTTGGGGATTGATAATATTGATGGATCGTTTTCATCTTTTTACGAGCGATCTCGGCCTCGAACGTGGAGAACTTGGTTAGTAACGTAGCGATAGATGTAGTGGAGTTCTGTGTTTCCATGGCATATCTGCTTGCCGCTGTTGATCCCGACGGGGTTTTCCCTTGCAAGGCTTCCGACACGGACGTTATATCGTTTATGAAACTCAATTGTAATTGCAATAGCTCCGTGGTACCGATATTGGTAGAGTTCGATGTTATGACTTCCGGTTTGTTCCCGCTCTTGGACGGCTCATAAAAAATAAATGATCCGATCTCAACGAATTGCTCGGCGAACTCACGATTGGACATCCCGTCCGGAACGGAGTCTTTAGGGATCATCTTTACTCCCTTTACCGCTGATTGGATAGCCAAGTCGTTAAGCATGATCAGCCGGTTGATGTATCGTTGCTGATCTATGATAACGGAAATAAAAGGAACTGTCCGTCCATTCACCAAATAGTGTAGCTTGTAAATATAGGGGTGAGACTTATATTCATAAGGCGTGTCATACTCGGTAAGTACACGTCCGTCCGGTGATAGCATTTGGAAATGCCAATATTGATCTATTATATAGGTGTATTCTATCAATGGGATCTCCTCCGGAGGTAATCCCTGTGACATTCCCATACGCATACGATCCTCGTTCTCTCTCTTGATGACAGGAAGATCGCTAAGCTCTATCCTGTATATAGGATCATCGGTGTCCATGATATCCACGCAACGGTATCTAGGCTTGTTCTCCAGTGTCCAAACATGGTAGGTCCGGCACAGGTCGGCGGCGGGAGGCGTGTCGAAAGACTCGTCCATGAAACGATCCGTCTGCTGGGTTCCCAGATTTTCCATACGATTGAGCCAAGGTGAGTAAATCTCCTCCAATTGCCTGTAATCATACTCGGACTCCGCTAATACCGAGGCCAGCTCGCCTAATGTATAGTCACGGATCTCCCCGATCAAGGAATCATCCCAGTGCCTTGGATCATTGGCTTTCGACTCATAGAAGAAATAGGAAGGGTTGACCACGTAGGTGTAGCTGTCCTCTATATCGTCATGGCTAGACCATTCTTCCGTTACCACGGCGCATCCACCGCAAATAAACTCTATCATCTCAGAGGTGAGGACATCTTTCATAAGGTTATTTTCCCAGTTGGTCTGTAAAGCGTCCGTCATCATCTGTGACTTGGTATCCGCGTCTTTCTGCCGGGCGAAACATACGGGAAGGGTAGCGGTCTTTGCGTATAACCCCGCCAAAGTATTTACGATCTTGAAAAGATGATTGTTCTGCAAAGCGACCCCTCCCGTACGCCTCGCTATCCTATCGCGTTCCTTCACCCTTTCCCCGTCCTTGTCCACCACGATATCACCCCATTGGTCACCGAACACGTAACGGAAATTACGAAGACGGGTGGCCCTGAAATCGCTAAGGTTTTCCCAAGCGTTTTGGCACCTAGACAGTAAAGGTATGTTGGTCTTGTCCGTGCCTGATATCTTGATGCGGTGTTTGACGCTGTCAACCGTCGTGGGGCGTCGGGAAAACCGAGATTTAGGAATAAGTCGTTTCATGATTGGTCTTTTTAATCGCAAATAAATCGAATAAAAGGACTTGGTTTTGTCAGAATAACCAAAATAACAAAATAATCATACCTAAAGCCCTATTTTTGCCAGAAAAGGATCACAAATGACATATGAGTTTGAATATATAAAGGCGATAGATAAATGCGAGATGCTATCCAGCTTCGAGGGACGTGATCTCGTCGGGGATAGCGGGGAAAGCCTATATCTAAAGATAAAGATAACGGAACAGGACAGGCCTCTTATAAGGACATATATGGAACAGGCGGCGAGGTCGCTGGAGGAAGGTATGTCCAAAATCATAACCTCTTCCGCTTATTCGGAAAAAGGGTTCGTATGGGAGGTCAGGACGGAGGATACACGTTGGAATGTCAACAGGAAATTGGACGAGAACCTGTTGGACGCTCTGGTAGGTTATTCCATGATGAGTTGGCTTTCCGATCGGAAGCCTGATAGGATAGGGGTTTATAAATCTTTGTGGGAGGATATGTCCGTTATGTGCGTGAAGAATATATACAGGAAGAATCCCCCGCTATTAAAAAAAGCATGATATGGACATAAATCTAGGTTGGACATATTTAAAGCATGACATAGACCAGTGGACGTGGAGGCTGGGAGATATGAGAAAGGAGGATCCCGGTAAAAGATTCTCCTCGCAGTCCGATGATAACGAGGCCGATGATACTTTTATAAGACGCAAGATAGAGGAGGCGGTGGCGACCTTAAAGGTTTCCTTGTCCGGTATCTTGGAGGATATGCCCGGCGATTCGGAAGACTCATTGGATACCGATGCCGTGAATTGGGTGTTGCGCATGAAGGATCGTCGTGGAGGATATGATGGCGAGTCGTTGGCGACCTTGGCCCATAAATACGTGGTGTGGTTCGTCCTTTGGAATTGGTGCCTGATTTACTTTGAGGAACTAGCCGGAAAGCTAGAGGAGGAGTTAAAGGGAATAGCGTCCATGATAGAGGAAACCGCCTATTCAAGGAAAGCCCCGCGAAAGTGCAAGAGGAAGCCGTTTAAGGATATCGATGATGTCATTGTTGATGATGTCATTATAGAAACAGGAGAAATATGAGAGACAGGAAAATCATACAGCCACGTGTCGATATGCGTGGATTTGAGTTAACGATAACGCTATTGAGGTGCGAGATTGAGTATGACGTGGATTTCGAGACATGGAAGGTAGGGGATGTATCGGGCCTTCCCGGAAAGGAAAGAGCTGGGCTGGAGACCTCAGAGGAAACGGCGGATTGGATGTTTCGTCAAGTGAATGACGCGTTGTCGGAGGCTACCGGCCATTTACGGGCGTTTTCACCTTGGGTTCAGAGCCGTGCCGTAACGGACGAGGTGAAGGATGATAGGGAATGGATCATAAACTTGGTGATGGAAAGAGGATGGCGTGGGGATCCGAGGAGATTGGCCGTTTATATCCACCGTTTCGTGGTTGATAGCGTATTGTCTTTTTGGTATAGGATGGTAGATCCATCTAGGGTACAGATGTACGCCTCTCAAAAGGAGGTGGATAGAAGAAATATCATAAACGAGGCAAGGGAGACACAGGTTAAGGATGTTTATTTCAGATTATAGATCATGAGAAAAGGTTTTGAGAATGGTCACATGAAGATGGGAGGAAGGGAGAAGGGAACCCGGAATAAGAACACGGAGATAAAGAATTTTTTCCGTGATTTCGTAATCGACAATCAGGAAGAGTTCAAGAAAGCTTTCCTCAAGCTAAAGGATAAGGATAAATGCGCTGTTTATTTAAAGGCTAGTGAGTTCGTGGTACCAAAGGTATCCTCTATAAAGTTCGAGGACGCTAAAAACACTAATTCCGCTATTGAGTTGTTGAAGGTAGCGGCCAGTTACAAGCAAAAAAAATGACATATACCCTCGGCTAGGCCGAGGGGTACTTTAACGCATCCTCCAATCCCTTCTAGTCTCGAATCTTACTCTGGTTCCTGATAATGTATCTAAATCATATAGGTTTGAGAAATAAACGAGCCGATAGTATTTAAAAGCCCTTTGCCTAAGAGATTTAAGCCGAGACCAATTTTTCCTATCCGCGCTTACGAATACCGCTATCTTGATTTTTGAGGACTCATCCTTTCGTAAACCCAACGTCCTAAGATCGACTAGTACCTTCAAAGAGAAAGGATCTCCTAACGTCAAGGCACGTGTGATCGCTATGCCTTTTCTGGTCTCTTCCGAGACATATTTTTCCAGTGAGTACAAGGCGTTACCTATTTGCACTACCGAGCTTGGATAATCTTGAGCCATGGCCTTGACCTCTTCCCCTACGAAAGTGGAGAATTCCCCGGTGTCCAAAGAATATACATAATGCTTTCTAGTCCCTTTGGGATAAATATGCAATAGGGAATTCGTATAATCATAGGCAATCTTACAAGCTCGCAATGTCTCTACGAAAGTTCCCGTGTCCGGGATGAACAGATCGCTAAAATCCGGGTTGACATTAAAGAATGTCTCATCAATATTTGCTCCTTCCAAGGATGACGATAAAAGGCTGATATCGGAGCCTTGCAATAATTTAAGGCCACGCTCGGTACTGAATACTATCGAGGAATCCAGTTGCGTGATACTATCCGGATTATTGCAAACATCCCTGCTTATAGGTTGGATGGAGGAATACAATCCCGCGTCCGATAATTGCAAGGCCCATATCCCATCGGAAGAGAAAGCGTATAAGGGAAACTGCCCGAATTGCCCTTGGGACAGCGCTTTCGTGGTGGATCGGATACCTACGATCTCACCGGTTCCCACCGTGTTTATTCCCGCCAACGGGAAATAAAACGGGTTATTGACCTCGGACGTATATATCTTGTTTGGCATATTGACCGACTTGTCCGTTGATATTGGTGTGCTATCGCTGCCCGGTTTAAATATGATCGGGGCGTATGAGTCGAAATAGTAAGCCCCGTTCAGCGTGTTATGCGGAGAGAGGGTAACGATCGCTTGGTATCCGTCCGAATTCCGTGTTATCACCATCTTGTATGCGTTAGCGTTGGGGTAATATAGGTAATGCAAATTGATACCAAGGTTATATGAGGAGGATGTTTGAACGACGATATCTTTTTCTCCTTCTCTTATGAAAACCTTTATGCTCAACGTGCTGCTACCGTCGTTGTACGTTACCATGGACTCCGGAGGATAACCATCAAATAGTATCCTTTTTATATTAGCTATATTTAACCGCTGGTTATAAGTATAGGAATAATCAGGTATTAGCCAATCTAAATTCTGGTACCCGTCCGCGTCAACAAGTTGCTCTCGATTTTGCAACGATCCCAGCACATTATCCTCTAACGTGAGAGAACGTCTTTCACCCCCGTTATAACCGCACAAGTCCTCATACGTTATGCTTGCTACTTTGTAAAACAATGAATTATCCGGCACCTTATTATCCATGGACTTTCCGGGTAAGACGAATTGATCGGTATAACCTGATCCCGGCAGGGCTATGGACAAGGCTTCCTCGAATGTATGCCTGTTGTAATATCCTCCACCTATAGAGTACACCCCGAAACCGTTATCGTCTGATATCTTTTGCGCCCCATTAATCTCCCCATAATAATCAAAGGTGTATATTGGCGGCGTTATGAATATATCAAGGCTTTTAACTATGTCCTTCCACCATTCCCTTTGATTCCCCATTCCGCTGACTTTGTAATTAATGGAGCATACCACTGAGGATATAATGAAGTTTACAATGATCTTTGCGTCAAAATCTTCTGTGTCCACGTCAATAGTAAACGGAACGTGAGGGGTTACTCCGGACGATGGTATCATCAGTATCGGGGCTGATTGCATGTAAGACGTTCCGTCATATAGTCTATAAGCGTAACGAATAAAGAACGGATATATAAACATGCCTCTATCCACGCTTCTCTCCCTGATAAATTTTGAGACATATCCCATCACGGAATTACTGATAGTTGATAGTTGATCTTCCGTAAAGGCTCCATCATAGGGAGGATCAACGGATACGGACAATTGTTCGGTCTTATCCAATGATCCTACCAATCCGAATGACAGGATAGGGAAGGGGGGCTTATCTCCTAATTCCTTATAAAACTCTCCATCCCAAAGTAAATATCTTGTAGGATCTTCGCTTATTACAATCAAGGTGTTTCCTATGGACGTGATAGCTTTGGGAATTTTGTCATATTGGTTCGCTCCAATAAGATGGGTCGTTCCGTCCGTATCCGCATAACGTAAAACATTCGTCTGGAAAAAGATATAGTGAAGGAAATCCTTTGTCCGATGCACGTACATAAGTATCGATCCTTCCGGAAGGGTTATGCCTAATTCTTTCGGAGGCTGTATATTCACCAACTCACCATTCTTGGGTATCAAATTTACGCATTCTGATAATTCCCCCTCGTTTCCGATAGATGGAGAACGGTGTATCCCGTAGGATAATGAAATATCTTGCTGTTCCATTTTTTGCGATAAAATTAAAGGATATAAGTAATAGGTTTTGACATATTGATCAAAACCTATTGCTTTTAGGTAGCCTTGATGTGTTTTATTCCTTAGCTATTAAGAAATGTCTCTATCTTATAGGCCAAGGTTATGAGTATATCTGATTGAAGCTCATTGAACTCCTTGCAGAATCTCATGTCATCTTTATGCTTCTCTTCCGGAGACCGATCATCGCCTACGCTGCAATATCCGGCGAAAGAGTTTACCGGTAAGGGCCTCATAGCCTCTATAGCTAGTTTTATCGATTTCTCTTTGATGTTTTCTTCCATGATTTCTAATTGTTTATTTTAAATACTTATCTATATAATATTCACGAGGTTTGCATTTTACAATGTGATAATCTATCTGATATGTATTACACGCTAAAGAGTTATTGAAAGCAATTTCTTTGTTTTGATACACCATATCAATACATGTTTTGGGGAATGGATGTCCTTTTATCCACTCTTCAATGTCATCATACCAAATTGGTATGAGGGCATGAGGATCAAAGATGTTCTTGCTTATTCCTATGAGTTTATTTCTCCTCTTATCGAGGATGTCAATTCTATGATGGTAACAACTAATTTGCAGGTCAATATCTCTCCTAATACGTTCTATTCGATCTGTTTTATTCATATTCTTCTTAGTTGACAATTAAAAAGGTTCGTCACCAGTCCTAAATTCACGACATTGTGAGTGTAATCGCCCTGTCTGATATAAAGGGTCATATCTAACCCCTATTTCCTTAGCAACCCAAAGCGGGATAGTTCCTAACACGAACCCATAATCAATATGATATGCCAGTTTGCATTTTGCTTTTTCCTCTGATTCGGATTGGTTCTCATACTTGATACACTTATCACAATTACATTCGTGCCACGATTGCGCTTCCGTCCCATTCGAGAACGGAGTGACGGGCGTGTCTTTGGCAAATGGATTATCGTTAAATACGTCCATGATTTTCAACTGTATTTACATTATAATGTTATTACTTGCTCGTAGGTGAGCGTCCCCTTATAACCTCTAGATTTCAACTCTTCAATGAGTTCCCTCGGCTTGATCGTGGCCAGATCCGGGTTCGTGAACACCCGGGTCATTTTACCCCCCCTATATTGTTCTTCTTAAAGGCATTATAGGCTTTTATACAAGCCTTGCAGTAGCAGCGAAGCCCATCCTCCGCTGATCTGTCCTTATAAAAGTTATCTATCGACAATTCCTTGCCACATTTTCTACATATCTTAGTCTCCATGATTAGATGTTTTAATTTGAAATTAAATGCGTTGTTTTCTCGTATGCGGCTTTAACCGCTTCTTTAGAGACCTTTTCAAAAAGACTGTCAGCCTTTTGAAAAGAGGAAGTATATCTATTTGCAAGAGGCTTTACCGGAGCGGAATAAACCGGTACCGAATTTGTATCTATAAGATATACATTGTACGTTCTACAACTACAGAACATTAACAGAAACATGATGAGCAATACAACTTTCTTTGCTTTAACTATATAATCATACATTTCCTTCGCTGTCCAAAACCTGTAATCATCAGATATATCCATGATATGTTTATCCTTTCCTTTGCATATACGGATTATCTTTCGAGCTAATTCTTTACGCTTTCGACTATTCTTAGCACGTCCTAATAACGTACGATACGCAAGCATGAGCCAGTAATCACAGGCATGCTCCTTTTCTTTTTGTCTTATGTATCCTATATTCATATCTTTTTAATTATGAGCCTTCCCATGAAGGCTCGGTTAATACTATTCCTCAAGATCGGGTATAGGCATCCAATGGGTAATCTCCCCGAATACCTTATAAGCGTCCTCCCCGTAAACGATAAAGCCGCTATACTCACCATGTAAATAAGCGGTGGCTTTGCCTCCGTACTCACCTCTAACCAAGACTATGTCTTGATTTTCAGGCAATCGTTCCTTCACGCTTACCCACGGGGATTGATTTGCCTGCCATTCGGCACCGGCTTTAAATCCAGCTTTAAAATCAAACTCGCATATATGGTAGGCTAGTTTATCACCTTCCTCCCATGGGAACTGGCTTAAATATTCTTTTGCCGCTTCCTCTATCGTCTGTCTCATATCAATATCTCTTTCCATTGTTAATACTTACTGTTTAAATTCCCAAAACGAAAGCTTGCCTTTCACACCTGTTATCGGCTTGTCAAACATTACAGGGTTTGCAAGTACCCAATTCCAAACATCCTTTTCAGCCCATGGCGATGGGTGGTTCTGGACACAATCCACAATCTCAACGCTACCAATGATTGCGCTAAAAGTATAATTGCTCCAATCTGTACCACTTTTTGAAATTTCTCTAAGAAACTCATCTACCTTATTACATATGGTCATAGATGCAGACCAATGATTATCAGCTTTCATTCCAGCGTGTATTAGGACACGCCCTCGGTAGCTTGTTTTCCAATTCCTATTTTCTATGTCTTTCAGTCCATAAACGATAAGGCTTGCCCAAGGCTGTTTAATAGTTATTGCTTTCATTTTTTTCACCTCCTTTCAGCAGTTCGGGATTGTCATAAACATTTCCAATAACACATCCTTGGCACACCTCAAAGTCCAGCAGTTCACATGGATTAACCCCATCTAGGGATATGCACCATCCTGTATGTTCGTATATGTCAATTACTTTGAAAAATTCTCTTTTCTCTTCATATTTCCATGTTGAGAAAATAACGGCATAAATACGTCCGCTTGGAGCTTTTATTAAATCCCCCTCGTAAATCTCCTTTCCGCTCTTGTCTTTTAAGCCTGTGAACTGGCCTACGGTGTCTTTATGAATGTAATCCCATTCCATAAAAAACGGAGAGGCAGAGCCTTCATTGAATACTCCTTCCTTTTTTATGATTATCATATCTTGCTTTTCTGCCCCTAAATCCTTTAGTGTCGTAAGCATACCATGTACCCATTTCCCGCTTGTCGTACTTTTTCCTCTGAATTTAATCTCACGCATTTGACTCTCCTTTCTCTAAAATATCCTTACAAGCCTTGCTATCGCACCTTACCGGTTTTTGATGGAAAGCGCACCAAGCGTTTCCGTTAGCGTCTTCATCCTCGATAAGTCGGCAATCGCCGCATTTATCTGTTAGGAATTTCTTGTCAAGGTGTCCTTCCTTGATGAGCCATTCGATGCAATCAATTATACCATCAAATAGGTTTTCGTAACCTTTAATGTAAAGATAGTCAAGTCTATCGCAAAAATTAGTCATTGAATATTCTACCCCTTTATTTTCGAAGTCTACACTCAAAATATATCCATTAATATTTGTAGGTAACATCTCTATCATCTTAGATAGAGACCAAGCCGGGAATGCCATATCTTGACCCACATGCTTTTCAACCCTGCCATATTCAAATGCGACCGGCAATTCAAACTCATCCAAATACATGTCTGCTGTCTCCGGTCTTATCCCGGCCTCTAATAGCCGGGATGATTGTTCTTTATTCGTACAAATTTGATTCATATTATAATTCGTTGTTAAAATATTTCTTATTATCTATATCTTCCCTCAATTTTTCGATGTAAGAAAAATACCATTCACGTGTTTTCTCCTTGTCATTCCCTACGTATAATAAACCAAAAGGGTCGTACTCTATAAACTCCTCGGTCTTGCAGAAAGGGCAGGGGACATCCCCGCCTATGGTCAATCCCCCAACCTCGCTATCATATGAGTCAAGATCCCATAGATAGCCGTCACAGCATATTGCGTCTGGATAAGATGCGCCGAAAAAGGGGAACTCGGGACATTGTTTTATTTTCTCTTCCATATTTACCCCTCCTGAATAATTACACATTCTATCTCTTCGTCCCATGTGACATCCACCGGATCGTACTCATACTCTCCATCGGACGTGCGGATCATTACCTCCGCTTCCGGGTCTTGCTCTTGGAGAAGAGCTATTAGTTCTTTATTTCTCATGACTTATTTATCGAATTTGATTTGGTACAGGTGGAAACAATTCTCATGTAGGTTGACAAATTCATTACGTGGAGGGAATATCTGCGCCACCTGCATGTTGTCCGGCATGAACTTGTATCGTATCTCTTTCAGCTCGTAATATCCGAGCGTGTGATTGGCGGATACGGACAGATGCCATTCACCCATTTCCTTATTTATGAGGATGTCCTTTCCTTTGTAGGTGAACATACCCGTCTCGTAAACTCCGTGCTCATCCTCGATATGCTCATATATGAAATCGATCGGAAGCATCGTAAATGCCATTGGTAATGGCCGTTTATATTTCTTCAATTCCTCATTTGTCATTTTCTCTGTTTTTTTATTTATCTCATCATAGATGAATGCATCTTTCAACTATGATGAATGTCTTTCTTTAGAAAACTAAGTATATGTCGTATAACCTTGATAGTCCATCCATTGCCTAACAAACGGTATATCTGCGTATCAGAGCAATCCCATTTGTACCAATCAGGAACGGTTTGTAGCCTAGAGCACTCGATCGGGGTCAATCTCCGGATAGATGATGTCTCTACTAGGGTCATCCCGTTGGCTTGCGATCCCTTATATGAGGTTGCCAATAACGAGTTCGCCTTCTCCCCTTGATCTTTCAGGTTTCGTTCTTGCCGCTCACTCATTATGGATCTCCCGGTCGAACTTCTTTGGCATGGTGCCTTCCCGTTTACCGAGATAAAGGTTCCGGTGTTATTGCATGTGCCAACGGCCATCAAGGAGACCGCTTTATCCCCGTCGATCTGGGTGAATCGTTTCTCCATACGTTTATCGTTTGAGATATACCTGATGGCCTTCTCGCTCAAGTAATATTTCTCGTCAACCTCTTCCTCCAAGATATCCCTTAACAATATACCCTCGTCCTTTGGCTGCGGTATGTCGGAGTGGATCTCCCCGAACAGTCCGACCTTCTTTGTCCTTATGTTCGTCCAATACCACCGGTTCCGGTTCTGGGCCGACACCAAATTTGAGTTTATGTTGACTGGATGAACACCGCAATACTCAGTAATTACCCGCATGTGCTCTTTCTTCATGTTTACGTTCTCAAGCAAGAAGAACACATCCGGGTTCAATGCCTTCACGTGGCTCAGTATGTCCACGAATACGAAGAAGAGCTTGCTTCTAGGATCATCGAAAGCCAGTTGTTTGCCGGCGAAAGAGAATCCTTGGCAAGGACTTCCTGCCAGTATGAGATCTATCGTTCCCCAATCTATCTCCCATTCCCTCCACTTAGTCACGTCCCCTAAATGTATCGTGTCCGGGAAGTTCAGCCTCGTTTGGGATATGGCGAACTTGTCGATCTCGCTCGCATAATAATGCTCCGGTTCAATCCCGAGTTCTCTTAATGCGATCCTACCACAAGACATTCCGTCAAATAAGGATAAAACATTCATGTCTCTCTCGTTTTAGCAAAAACTACGCTCTCGTGATCCGGCCTCAGATGGGCCATGCAAGCAGATGAGTATTCGCAGAATCTCGCTCCCTCGTCCCGAAAGACGCATCCCCTGCACGGGATCTTGTTCTGCCCGTTGTAGTAAGGCCTGTACTTTTCCACGACAATTTTCATGTCTCCTACCAACACGATCAACCCGGTAGGGGTGTTTCTCAATCTCTCTGTTATTTCCATGTTATCTTCTCCTGCTTTCTCCGTTTAGGATTATCACGTTAAAACTCTTGAACCTGTCCACCAGTCTAGTTCCGAACCGATTCTTGAAATCCGTGACGGACAGGTTGGAAGTGATATGATACTTCTTCTGATGGGACTGGTATATCTCGTACCTCGCGTATAGGAACTCGTCTATTACGCTGTTAAGGCTGGTGCCGTAGCTTTTCTGGTTCTCCGTCTCAAGACCGATATCGTTAAGGCAGATATCGAACGGGTTCCCTTCCATGCTCCCTTTCCCGGCCTCCTCGTTGTACGTGAACCTGTCTATGTGACCATGGATCTTGTAATAGTTCATCATCTGGGTCACGGATAGGTTCACGAAGCGTTTGGGGTTATCCGTCAATTTCAGGTAATCGGCGAATATCTGCATCATGAGCGTTTTGCCCGTTCCCGGATCTCCCACGATAAGGAGGTTCTTGTGCAGCTTATAGTTCTCCTCCGGGAATACGGACTCGGCCAACGGGCAATCGTTGAAATAATACAACAGGAATCTCAAAACCTTGTCATTCCCCCTGTCTGTCTCGAATTGCCGCCTCTCGATCCCTAGGTAATTACAACCGAGCGCCTTTATCATCCGGGCGTGGCTGATGTACTCCGTATCGTCCGAGAGATCGTACCTAGAAACGTTCTGTATAGTCCTTGCGTGCTTCTTCACTAGGTTGAACACCTGTTTTTGCTGGAGCCTCTCTTTTTCCGTAGGCCCCCGCATGGCTTGTATAGCCTCCGAAAGTTTCTTTTCTTGTTCCTCCATTATGTCTTTGATTATAAGCCCTTAGTCCTGTTCCTTGCCACCAATAGGTGAATCGTCTCTTAACGTCATCTATCGTTTTTAGCGTATCGCCCTCCCCGGTGGATACCATCCAAGCTAGGAAGTTATCCAGCTCGCCGGGAATGAGGTCATTGAAAGCGACGCTCAATCCCGATATCTGGCAAGCGTATCTGCGCCATTCCTCGTTCCCCAATAACTCATTCTTGAAATTCTCGAAAAGCGTCTCACGCGTATTAAGACTCTCTCTATTTTTATTTCCTTTCCTTTCCTTTCCTTTTCTTGTTACAATTTCATCCGTTTTTGTTATAACATTGTTATCGTTGCTTTGCGGATTTGTTATAACATTGTTATTTCCCCATCTTTTAGCCATGCCTAACTTCCCGGCTTCTGATCGTTTTCTTGATTTATCGTCCTTGAATCCCATCCTTTGCTTGAAACTCTCGGAGTAGAAGTACTTACCGTCCTCGGTAAAGACAAATAACCCGAAATCCTCAATGACGGATTTTATTAAGGATGCGTCCTCACGAAGGTCAAAGGCTATCATGTTATAATCTTTGACACTCATATAGTTTGGCTCCTCTCTAAGACGTTCTAATATCATGAAGAAAACACCATATCCGGCGGCTTTATGCCTCATTCGTAAACGAATCAGCTTATCTGAGTTTCTGGCATTGCTATCGTGCGGAAAATAGCTTGTCAGCTCTTTCCTTGTATCCATACGCTAATTCTCCATAAGCATGTTTTTTATATCATGTAATCATAATTTCCTTTTGAATACATCGCAAAACCTAAGACTATTAGCTACTCTTCCGGTATTTAGCACTATGCACCATACAGCTAGTCCCTTGTGAGGCTTACCGTTCACGCAATCGACGCATCTGATACGCTCGGGTTGCTTGGTAGGTTTCTTCGCCATTTCAATCCTTTATGCCTTTCTGATCCCTCAAATCCTTTATTCGTTTCTTGTAATCTTCGATCATCAATTGGTAATCGAATGCCGAGAGTTTGGAGATAGAGTGCTTTTTCACCTCAAGCTCGTTAATTACTTTTACGCCATACTTATTTATCAAGCCCTTGGCATAACCGATGTTGTTGCCCTCGTCGAAACGGTTGCAAGACCTGCATTGAGCGTTGCAGTTTCTCTCGCAGTATCTGGTACCCATATGTGACCGGTTGACGAAATGTCCGCAATCTGCCTCTTTCCAATGCACGATCTTCCCACAGCTTATGCAACGGCAATAACCGTTGCCGTCAGCATCCCTTATTCTTATAAATACAGAGAATATACGGTCTAGTCTGCTCTTTAAAGAGGTTATGTTCTTTACTTTTCCCATGGATGTTTTCTTTTTTCGTTTATTAATAAGAATCCTGCCAAGATCACTGCTATAAGTCCTAGTATCGCGGTGATGAGGTATATAGCCATTACCAAATGATCTAAATTCTGTATTGTTTCCATAATTAGATTTGTTATTTGTGGTGGTAGCGGGACTCGAACCCGCACGAGCTACATTTTAGATAGTCTAGCTATCCTATTCCATTAATGGAATAATATCCGTTCATTACAACCCAGTACCTTACGGCATACGACACTACTTAGCTGGTATTGATCTAGTTCTTATAACGGTTTGCTATCAAACTTGCGTCTACCAATTTCGCCATACCACCGTGTTTGCCCCGCATATCCTCACGGACGGCGGGGATAATCATTAACTAACCTAAATCAAATACTATGGAAAACACACTCTAATATTAATTAGCTTCTTGATTTAATGACTCATTGTATAAAGGCATGATTAATCCGATACTGCTTACGTTTTCTACCATGCTGTCAAAAATGATGGCATCGTTAACGCCCTTGAAAGTAGCCGTGCATCGATCGCATTCATATAAAGCTTTCCTCATTATGTCGAACAAGCCCATGTTAAAGGATATTTGAGGAAGCGGAACACTGGGTTTTGCCAGATAATTTTGTATCACTTTCTCTGCGTCTGGATATTTTAAGTTCTCATCCGCGAAATAGAAGAATGCCTTATCATTTTTCTTATGACACTCTATCCCGTCACCAGAGATAAGGATGTCATCATATTTCAACATGTCCTTAAAAAATAGACTATGCAGTAATTTGCCGTCTAACGCCTGTATCATGGCTTCGTCAAGGTTTGAGCATTCGGATATCCTGTTTTTAACGATAATATATCCGTCACTGGCGTAGGCCCAATCTCCCTTGAAATATACGCATTCCATAGCGGGTCGGTTATCGTCTTTTGCGCAAGCCAAAAACATTTGTACGTTCTTGTCAAAGTTGTAAGAACCTTCTTTTCTCTTTCCCATATCATTAATATTTAATGTTGTATTTTCTTCTCTCGTATTGTGGGACATACCCTTTGCAAGGAGTATTCCCGTCAAGTAAGGCCGATTCCGGCCTCACAGTTTCCCCTTCTTTTTTAGACGGGTCTGTCCAATGCCTCTGCCGTTGATGGCAAAGGCAATGTCTTTTAGAACATGCCTCATTGAGGCATAATATCAGTTCTTTCATCTTGGATTATTTTCTCGAGTTTCTTTAGATCCTTTTTGGCTAATCTTACGGTATCAGCTATCCTTGGTCTTCCCTTGGAATCCACGTGTTCTAGGATAACTGATAGATGGCGGGACAGTGTTTTAATGAAAGACTCGGATAGCTGGTACCTTTTAACCATGGCCGTTATTTTTTATAAAAACCTTGGAACCTCACGATACCTAGATACTCGGGAGATTTCATTAGTCCGTCCCCCATGCCGCCCAACGTCTCGGCTCCCGGCTCGTCAAGGACAACCTTGGAATCAATCTCCTTGGGTACACGGAAGCAAATCTGTACGGGGAAATTCACCTTAGCGTCTCCCGTGATCACGTTAACCGACGCTCTTTGCGTAGCCGCCATGATCCGGAACCCAAGCGATCGTCCCTTTTGTAGCAACATCTTCAGATTCTCCTCCAATGACTTCTCACGGCCAACCGTACGTAGTTCCATTTTAGGCTCGAGGAAACCGAAAGCGTTCTTTCGCTGGCCAACCTCGACCATTTCCTTTATGTCAAGTTCCGTTCCCGAACGGGAGGACGCTACTGCGTCGGCGAACTCATCGAACACCACCAGCGTTTTCCATGATGCCCTCGATTTAGCCCTTTCCTGCATATCCTGTACGAGCTCTTTCATCTTGGCCTCTATTTCTTCTATATCATTATAGACCTTTATGTATTTCTCGGAGGAATAATTACAGAACTCGTATTTCGGATCGAAAATTACGATGTCCCGGATACCGGCTAAGCGGGCATATTCTATCGTGGATATGATACACACGGATTTACCGCTACCGGTAGCTCCGCAAATCAAGGCGTGAGGCGTGGAGTTGTTATCGAGATCCCACACCACGAGCCTTCCGAAGTTATCCGTTCCTATGGGAATCCTCATGCCGTCGATATACTTCTTGTCCCAGTACAAGGACTTGGTTCTTTTCTTCGGTGATTCTATGGAGAGGTAGGATTTTCCCTCATACACCATAAGCTCGTTACCCATCCTTATGGATGGCACGTCCAGAGCGTTCGCTATGTCTAGCTTGTATTTCATCACTGTCGTGATCTTTGTCCCAGCGGATACCTCTAGCAGATACGTGTCTGACGAGTACCCGTTAATCTCCTTGGACACGTTCACGATCACCCCGAATGTCCGTAGGATATGCTCTATTTTCTCGCTGTTTGTCATATTACTATTGGATAAATCATATTGAATGAATGAGGAAGCGTTCCTCTTGAACTCGGATATTACCTTGGGGTTTACCGATCCAAGGGAAGCGTCCCGTATTTTTTTCTGTCTCTTCGATATCAATTCCTTCTTTGACTCGGGCACGTTGAAATCATCGACCTCCGCTATCAGCGTCTTGGCCCAGAAATTATAAAGCTCGGCCCTGTCCACGAAGTTGTCGCTATCGTTGATCATGTACACGTAATCCGGATCGGACACGGCCTCTATCATCCTTTTTAGCGGCTCGTACAATATGGCCTCGTAAAGCTTCCTCGTGTCGTTATCGAGATTGATCACGAATTTCTTCAACTGGGAGGAGCCGTCCTTGTTTTTCGAGATCTTGTTCTCCACGAACCATACCTCGTCAACATTCTCCCCGAAGCGGGACTCATAGCACTTGACGTAGGTCATTGCCTGTTTCCCGCAGGTAAACGTTAGCTCCTCGTCATCGGTGAACTTGGCCCTTGACTTATGGTCTATGATGACCGTACGACCGCTTTCCGTCCTTATCGCCAAGTCTAGCCTAGCGTGGCAGGGCAGGGGGATGTCCACCCCGTTTATCGTTACCCATTCCTCGCACCTTGATTCCACGGCGATTATCTCCTTGATACCGGAAAGATAGATATCCTTCTCCCCGTAGAAGTTATTGATAAGCCTCGTGGCGCTCTTGGTGGCCTCGATCTTGCATTCCTCTACGGTAGGTGTCGTTTTCTGTATCTTCCAATCATTCGGGTGTACCTCCTCTATGTATGAGAACGCTACCCTCTCCATTTCCGTGATCGGTATTATCTGCCCCTTGCGCTGTAGCTCCATGAAGAAATACTCCAAGGCCGAATGATAGGCGTTACCCGCTACCGTGCTGGAGGATGATCTGGATCTTTCCCGGTAAATCTCCCGTTTCTCGAACTCCTTCTCGTTCCGGGAGAAAGAGGCTACCTTGCTGTAACTCCAAGAGTCAATAAGGTAGTTTGATAAATGCTCCTCCAGCTCGGCGTTGGTATAGGATGAGTACTTGTTCATGGCATGTCCTCTTTGTTTTTGCCTTTAGACTGTCTCATCGTCTCCTTTTTTTGATCGACATCTTTCTTTGTCTCGCGAATTGGAAGGATTAGATCGTTTACCGTGGTATCCCCGTCCTTTAACGCTTGTATGATCCCGATCAGCATGGCGATCTCGTCGGGGCCTATCTGATTGCTGGTCTGTTTGCCGCATAGTTTAATGACCTCCTCTTCCGTTATGGCGTACTCGTTCTTGAACTTGTTGATGATATTAGTTCTCGTTTTTAATATCTTGTCAGCGTCGGACAGATCCCCCGTGATGAATTTCTGGGCGGCTTGGTAGACCCTGTCCACTATGGCCTTGGGGATAACGGCGAATACCGAATTGCGATAAGCTATGGAGTTGGCGGCGTTACCGGTGACGGTAATCATGTCGTCTGAGTAACGTTTCCCCTTGCTATCCACTATGCTCCTACGAACCTCGAACGCGGACGCTACGTTTGTCTCCAGATCCCAGCATGTACCCCTGCTGATGATCTGCTTGTCCGTTATTTGGATAACTTTGGCCTCCGTCCTGATATTACCCCAATTAGATACGATTATCTTGGCGAGGTGTACGGATGGGCCAGTAATAGGTTTCCCTCCTCTTGGCAAGGCGTAACTGCATGACCTTGCCGTGTCTTGATTCATCGTGGCCATTACCACGGAATTATCAATACTCCTTCTGATATCCCTAGGATATCTTTTTGCGGTCGCAACTTGTGAGTCCACGTTTGCTCTCTCAACCGCATCTGCCTGTAAAATTTGTACTTCATGGCTTTCTACTGGAAGTACCTCGTAACTGCTTGATTCCATGATTATTTATTTTGAATGATTTTCTTTACCAATATAAAGTGCTGGTTTCCCAATCTTGTTGATACCGATCGTCCTCGGATTCTGTTTCCTCCTCCCCGTCGTACTCCGGTTCGCCGTCGGGGTCTTTGATGTAGATGTCTCTCATGCGATCCTCCGATAAGCAATGCCTTGGGACTATTGTATTTCTTTAAATACCCCTCCATCTAATTTGTAATATGTATCCGCCTTTATCTTCTCCCCATCAACAAATTCCGTTTTTACGCAAACGGGGATATATCTTTGCTTTTTATCAGAATAAGACCATTCGGATAGTGTTATCCATGATCCTTTTGAGGCTTTTGCTACTGAGTTAATACCTGCGCACATGATGACACAGTCTTCGCCAGTGCTGTCAATCTGGGCACCGTTGCCGGACGAACCAATCTGGGC